TGGAGTGGGCTGCCAGCCGTGGCGACGAGGCCGCGTACACGCTGTTGAAAGAGATCGCGGCTGCTGATCCGAAGCAGAGTCCCGACAGGGCTGCCGACATCAAGTTGGCTCAGGCCGTCCTCGACAGGGTGAACGCCGTCTACAACACGAAGCCGGTGACGTTGGCTGCGGTGTCGGCTTCTGCGGTGCCGGGAGGTGTTGCGGTGCAGCCTGTTTCGGGTACTCGTCTTCGCAGCCCTCTGCACATGAGGCCAGTCGAGTACGCGAAGTCGATCGTCGCGCTGTGCGGCGGACTTGCGACATTCTTGGCGACTTCGCAGTCGATGCTCGGTGGTCACCTTCCTGCCGGTTGGGACAATGCGATTGGTGCTGTGATCGCTTTCCTCACTGGCGCAGCGGTTTTCGTTACTAAGAACGAGCCGATCATTGCAACTGTAGAGGACACACTTAATGGCAACTCCTGACGACGAGGTGCGCGGCCAGCTTGACGGTCGAGATCCTAACCAGCCCAACTATCCGCCTCTGCCGTGGTCCGGCGTGACGATGTACCAGGACTGGGATCTCGGTCATCCTTGGGTGAACCGCCATGCCGGTGCTGATCCGAATCATCAGCCCGGTGAGGTGTGGTGGAGTCCAAGCCGGTTGGATCAACTGACCGTGCTCGCGGAGATCCTGACGAAGAAGTATCACGGCCAAACCGTGTTGCACATGCTGTCAGGTTTGTTCGCCGTTCTCGTTGAGGGTAAGCCTGCTGACGAGGTGCGGAAAGCGTTGGGCATCAACGAAACTCAGCCGGGGCAGTAGGTGAGTTGGTGGGATGTCAAGGCTGCGCTCGATGGCAGGCGCAACCTTGTTCGCACCATCTACACGATGCCAGGGACGGGAGCGGACTGCTGGTCCGGCCCACCGGCAGACATCGGCAGGGCGGTAGGGGATAGGCACTGGTTCCATCAGCCTGTGGCCTACCCCGCCGCGCCGTACCCGATGGACAAGTCGGTGAATGCCGGTGTGGCAGAGCATGTCCGGTTGATCAAGCTTCGCAATCCGAGTGAAGAGTGGTGCGGTGTTTACTACTCTCAGTCAGCGATCGTCTGGTATCACATCTATCAGATGATGTTGCCGGGTGGCGATCTTGAGGCTTACATGCCTTCGTGGAAGTGCACCGTAACCTTCGGCAACCCTTGCCGCGAGGCTAATGTCGCTAACGGGAATGCAATGTTTGGTTGGCCGATGCCGACCGGGCGGGGCATCGCACCGTACAGGTTCGTGAACACTGATCCGCGTCAGCTTGACTTCGCTCATCCCGGCGACATGTACACCGACACTCCGCTCTCGGATGCCGGTGACGACATCACAGCGATCTACAACGTGGTGTTCGAAAAGTGGTTCGGCACAGGCAGTTTGACGAGTGAGATTCTTGAAGTGGTGAAGAGTCCATTGAAAGAGATTCCGGCAATGGTGTTCGCCGTGTTCGATGCTTTGAAGTTTTACGCATCGGGACCGCCGACTCTGCAGCACATCAACTATGACATCGGACCTGCGATTGAGTATCTGTCGCGCTTGGGCGAGATGACTCCTGTGGCCTGAACGGGCTTTCATTTGGTTTAAGGGCGGGACCGCGAGCGTTGGTGGGCCGCTTGCGGTTCCGCCCCTTCAATCTTCTATCGGAAAGTGCAGTGTGAATGAAAGCTAGCGAAACAGTACAAGCTCTTGCTTATGCCGGTGTGGGGTCCGGTCTTGGTGCTGTTGTCGCAGCCGTGATTTCAGCACGGTCTTCGCGTGGTGCTGCCAGGGCGATGGCCGCTGATCTTTTGGTTGAGGCTGCAGAAAGAGTTTCACGATTGAACCGAAACCTCGATGAGGAAAACCGCAAGCTTCGTGGCGAGCTTGAAGACATCACCGACGCTGTCGATGACTTCCTAGCCGGACGCATGGACGGCGACGAACTGCGCCGCATATCAAGGAGGACAGATTAATGCTCAGACTTCGCGAGCACCGGCAGACGATTGATCTTGCATGGCAACCTCTGCTGTACATCTCCACATGGATTGCCGCACTCGTACTGCTGTGCCTGGGCGACTTTGAGAACATCCCGCCGGAAACAACGGACACACCGGGCGGAACGGTGGAATGGGTGTGGCTCGGCCTGTCACTGATCAGTCCGCCGGTTGCACTACTGGCATCGCATCTCATCCGGCATCGATGCGGAGCAGTGCGCTATCGAGGCTTCTGGCTTCGACTCGCAGCAGACCTCGGACAGTTCACCGCGTTGACGACGTACACGATCTTCAGATTGAGCACTGGTGACTATCACATCTATCCGGCGGCGATCGTTATCGCTGCCGCGATCTTCACCGGCACGTTGGTATACATGGACTGTCGCGCACTTGTGAAGACAGAGAAGATCGCAAGAACACTGAACAAGTTGCACTGACCCCTACGGAAAGGGTCCGCATGACGGCACGAATCTGCGTGCTCGACATCGAACGCCAATCCGGCGTAGTCGATGGCATCTGGGAACTGAAGCAGCACTCGTGGCTGCAGCCCAATCAGATCGTTGAGAAGCCTCGCACGATCTGCTTTGCATACAAGTGGCTTGGTGAGGACAAGACCTACTTCCACGCGGAGTGGGATCGAGGTGGACACCAGGCGATGATCGAGAAAGCGCACAAGGTGTTCGATGAGGCCGACTACATCGTCGGCTGGAACAGCAAGGGCTTCGACTGTCCTCACTTGAGGACCGCGATGGCGGAGCTTGAGATGAGGCCACCGTCGCCCCATAAGGACATCGATCTCATGCTCACGGCCAAGAGGAACTTCAAGTACATGTCGAACCGGCTGAACTATGTAGCTCAACAATTGGGCTGCGGAGTGAAACTTGAAACCGGCGGCGGCGATCTGTGGCGCAAGCTGAGATACGCTGCAGGACAAGAACTTTCAGATGCTCGGCGGCTCATGCAGGAGTACAACATGGCTGACGTGGATCTCACGGAACGCGTCTTTTTCAAGATGCTTCCTTGGGTTCAGGGTTTGAATCTTGCTGCGTTCCAACAGGATTCAGCTTTTATCTGTTGTTCGAACTGTAGCTCTTTGGCGATTCAGTGGCGCGGTGTTCAGGTGTCCGCGACGAGGACGTATCGCCGGTTCCAGTGCCAGGATTGCGGCAAGTGGGGCAGAGAAGTGAAGTCATCTCAAGCAGCGACATCTGCTGCTCTGTAGTGAAATGCGTTGCGCCGCAGTGGTTATGAAAGCCATTGCAGCGCAACGCATTTCGTTTTAGTCCATGATCGAAAGTGTGGAAAATGTGGATATGAGCCGTTAGCCTTTAGGGTTACCGGCACCTTTTGCGGAGGGCTAAAAGCCCAGCGTATGGCCTATTTGGGAGTCTCTTTTGGGAGGCTCCCATCTTTTTGCTTGGTTGCTGTAGGTGCCGGGTGCTAGGATTGAGCGAAGCTCAACCCACCGGCCCGAAGCGAAAGCGGGTCCATTCCCCCGGCAGGGGGAGGCCGGTCGAGCGGACAACAGCATCGCGTGCGTCCGGCGCGGGAGCACCCGGTTCACAAGACCGGCCCAGAAGCCATCGCTTAGCAACTGCTGACAACACATAAGACCCAGGCATCCGATGGGCCGTGCTGTGCAATACAAGGGTTCGCGAGTTTCCCGCCCGAGAGTAAGTGCGACTCACGCAATCGAGTCGCGTCCGTAAGACCACATGAGTGCTTCGCGCACACGATGGACACATCGTCATAACTGTGGCCGGTCAGTGTAGGTAGCGGTTGAATCAGAATCCTTTAACTCCAATCCAATCATTCGTTTGTCAGTTTCTCTGGCGAACCGATCGCCTTGCAGCATTCGTGTTGCAAGGTGCTTCGGAGCATCAGAGCCGCATTGCTCACGGCACAAATGATTGGAGATCATCAACATGGCTACAGCCACGAAGACACGCAAGACGCAGACGGCACGCGCAAGCGTTCCCGAGGTTGATATGCGGAAGCTCATCGAGGAAGCACTCAAAGCTCCCGGCAAGATGAGCGACACCTACAGCCGCTTCTACGAGTATTCGTTCACCAACATGATCTGGCTCATGCTGCAAGGTGTGAACGAACCTATCGGTCCCTACGGCTTCTGGAAGACGAAGTTCGATCGGCAGGTGCGTAAGGGCGAGAAAGCCAAGACGGTGCTTCACCCTCTCATCATCGACAAGAAGGATGAGAACGGTAAGCCTCTGCTCGATGAGCAAGGCAAGAAGCAACGCATCCTCATCGGCTTCAAGCCGCGTGCAACCGTGTTTGGTTACTCGCAGACTGACGGCGATGAGATCGAGTGGCCTGAGATCCCCAACTGGGATCTCGATCTTGCTCTGAAGCAACTGGACATCACGAAGGTTGCTTTCAAGCATCTCGATGGCAACACGCAGGGTTACAGCATCGATCGCAAGTTCGCGATCAACCCTGTCGCTGTGCATCCCTGGAAGACGGTGTTCCACGAGATCGCGCACATCGTTCTCGGTCATACAACGAAAGAGAATCTTTCGGAGTATCAGACACATCGTGGGATACACGAGTTTCAGGCAGAGGCCGTCGCGTACTTGATCGCGAACGAAGTCGAGTTGCTCGACTGGAACGCTGCCGAGTCACGGGCCTACATCCAGAACTGGCTGTCTCAGACAGGCGATGAGGACAAGGTTCAAGACAAGCACATCCGGCAAGTGTTCGCCGCTGTGAACAAGATCCTGAAGGCCGGACGGCCAAGCAGGAAGCAAGCCGAAGACGAGTGAGCTTCGCTCCAGCACACAGACAGCGATGCCTGTGTGTTGGGTGAGTTGCTCAATCGATACAACTCAGATTGGAGATTCATCATGGAGTCGAAGCTGAAGAAGCTTGACCGCAACCGATACGAGTGCCGCGACTGCGGTGATCGCGAGGTGCGTTGGGAACAACGCAAGGACGGCAAGTGGTACGTCGCTCAGGTTGGCACTAAGGGCCGCGCAAACGGCAAAGCAATCGGGCCGCACTACCCGGTGTGCCAGCGTGCCCAGCAGACGGCGGCGCACAACGCTGCCGTGCATGCCAGGGCCGAGGAGAGAGAAGCTCAGATCCGCGACATGTTGCTCGCGGGGAAGAGCAGCGACGAGATCGTAGCGGCGATCTACGGACAAGCCTGAGTCGCGCTCCGCTGCACAGTCATCACATCGATGCCTGTGCATGCGGGTGAGTCACTCAGACTCAAACAACACCAATGATTGGAGATCATTCAATGATTCACGTTCACGATTACAGCGATGGAAGCGTGCCCGAAGGCGAAACGTGGGACACCGAAACATTGCAACGCGACTTTGTGGTGCAAGGTTTTATGGCTCCGTTCGTCGCCGTCAAACGCAAGTCTGACGGTGTCACCGGCTCGCTGAAGTTCACACACTCACCGAGGGTGTACTTCAACTTCCAACCCGCATAGCTGAATGCTGCACGCGGCGGCAGGGGCGCAACAGTCCCTGCCGCCTATGGAACATTCAGTTCCGCAACACACATTGATTGGAGATCAACATGAGCAAGACCGTTACTGGCACCGATGCCATCTCGTACCTGACGAGCCACACGTTCCACAAAGACGTGGCGCACATCAGGGAAACGGATGCCTACATCGATGTCGATGACGCAGGCCGACGCAAGTCTCGCGAGAGCGACAGCGAGTACAGCGAACTGACGTGGGATGTACTCAACTACTTCCCCGATGCCGAGTGGGCCGTCAGGAACAAGATCGATCTCGCTGATGCGATCAACGCAGTGTTCACTGCCGAGATCCAAGAGATTGAGCTTCATGGCCGCAAGCAGGAAGTCATCAAGTGGTTCCATATCAACACTGACGTGTATGACGTGGAGTCGCTTGGTAAGCACTACGAGTTCCTGTGGCCGACGACGGGTTCAGTTCCGGCGTTCGACATTCACGAGGGCGACATCATTCAGGGAGCGTTAAACGCTGCCAGGGTTGGTGAAGTGATCGTGTTCCAGGTCGATGACACCGGCAACGAGGGCACCGACTTCAAGTCGAAGTTTCTTGATGAAAGCGGCGAGCTTATCGCCGTGGTTCAGTACGGCGATCGACTGCAGGTTACGCAGTACAAGTGATTCTGAGTCACGCTCCAGCGCACAGGCTTTAACGGTCTGTGCGTTGGGTGAGTCACTCAGGCTCAAACACACAACATGATTGGAGATCAAAAGTGAAGCTCACTTTCGTTGACGAACTTCCCGCATCGAAGAAGCGCGGAAGGGTTAATCAGTCATCGCAACTTGCCGAAAAGCTGAAAGCGAAACCGATGACTTGGGCACGCTATCCGGCGAAGCTGACGAAAAGCACCGCGTATCAGTACGCGTCTGCCATCAACGTAGGCAAGGGCGGCACCAATCCACTGCACAGCGGAGAGTATCGCGCCGCAGTGCGCGAAGGGGTTCTGTACCTGCGCTACATCGGAGCGTCCGACACTTCGTTTGAAGAATGGATGGAAGAAGTGAACGCTGTTCTGATGCGTAAGTACGGCATCGGTGTCAGCGATCTGGCCGACGCAGGCTTTCGCGACGGCTACGAGAACGAGTACACGCCGGAACAGATGGCGATCGAAGTTCTCGAAAACGATGACATCGGCGTTCACCTTTTGCAGATCGATTCACACTGAATTGAACAGCACTTCAGCGCACAGGCTTTCGGGTCTGTGCGCTGAGTGGGTTGCTCAATCGACAGCCCGAAACACCATGATTGGAGAATCAAATGAGTATCACCACCACCACCACCTTCGCTCAGGTCATCGACGGTCTTCCCGTTGGTGCCCGGTTGGTACGAGGCGAAGATGTGACCGGCTACTGGACCGGCAAGATCGTCCACGTCGGTGACGGTGAGACAAGGTCCGGCATCGTCTACAACCAGACAACGAAGTCAATCAACTACGTTCCGGTCGATGACGAATCGCAGTGGCGCGTGTCGAAGAACTTCGACGGCTCAGCCGATGTCACCAACAACGAGGTTGTCATCGATCTGCTGGAGAAGTTCGGAGACAAATGCATTCTGTCTCAGGCCAATTCGCAGGTAGCGAAGAAGGCAGAGAATGATCTGCGGACCTTCCGCAACAACGTGCAGAGCACTCTGCGCGAATACGCGGAACAGTACCTCGATGATGAGTCCGCCGAGTGGGATGAATTGCACGATGCGTTGACGGGCCTTGGCCTGGACGGTCTGAAGCGGACCTACAACGTCACCGTGCGAGTCACCTATGACGTGGAGTTCGAAGTCGAGGCATCGTCTAAGGATGCCGCTCGCGACATCGTGGAAAACGATACGTCGAGTTATGTCACTGAGAACATCGACACCTACTACTGGGATGACTACGAGATCACTGATGTCAACGAGTCCTGAGTAGGGATGTGAGTTCCGCTCCAGCGCACAGGCTTTCGGGTCTGTGCGTTGGGTGAGGTACTCACCTCACATCACAACAATGATTGGAGATCGAAACATGACAACAAGTGTCTACGTCGAGGCACAGGTTCCTCCCATAGCCGACGCGATCGACTACCGCGACCTCATCGAGGCTGCGTTGGTCAATCGCGGCTGGCCGCAGGCTCACTCCAAGGGCACCACCTTCGCCCTCTCGGAAAATGAACATCAAGTCGCGGATCTCTCCTTCGACATCGATGACAGCATCGAGTTCGAAAAGGATCTCGCCGTGATCGCGCAGTTCGCGGTCATCAAGTGGTCTAGCAATTCTGTCTGAGTCACGCTCCAGGCCACAGTCACTTCGGTGCCTGTGGTTTGGCTGAGTCACTCAGACTCACATCAACCATGATTGGAGTAATCAGATGTCATACAAGATCAACATCAACGGGATCGAAGTAAGCACTGACACCGTTGAAGAGCTTTCCGCTCTCTGCTCGATGATCGACCTGGGAACCAAGAAGGACGATGCTCCCGAGTCGAAGCCGTTCGCCCTGGAGCTTGTTTCCGGCGGCGACGACGATCAGCGCATGATCCCCGTGCGAACGATCTATCTGGAAGCCCTTGAAGTCCTCAAGGCTTTTCCCGATGGCATCACCTCGCGTGGCATTGCAACGCTGCTCAACATTTCTCAGAGCGCAGCGAGCAGCCGCTTGAGCGTGCTGCGGGATCTCGGTCTTGCAGATCATCACAAGTGGACGTGGGCGGCTACAAAGCTGTCGCATACGGCCAAGCTCATCGCGAGCTAAAGCCTGAGTTCCGCTCCGCTGCATCGTCTTTCGGGCCGATGCATGCGGGTGAGGCTACTCAGTCTCAACACAACAATGATTGGAGATCACATGACACTCGACTGGGACACAATGTTTCCAGACGGCTCGAAACGCGCACAGCGTGCAGAGGGCATCGGAGCTACATACATCACGCTCGACATGACCGGCGAGGAACACCTCATCGAGCCAGACCGAATCGTCAAGGTGTATGCGATGAATCCTCGTCAACCGGCATGCCCGATCAACAAAGATCGAGCAATGCTGTACCGCGAGGTTGAATCAGTTCTGCATGCACGGCAAGTCGCCCAGGAATGGGAGAACGGTTTCGTTGACGCTTTGGCGAATGTTCTTGAGAGCAAGGGAGAATCAAAATGATCGAGATAACCATCGACACCGAAGACGGCGGACAGGAAGAACTGCGCCTGCCCAGCGTGAGGATCGTCTGCCCAACATGCAACGGCGGCGGCACTCAAGACATCTTCAGTAACGGCGTACCCAACCGCTACTTCGATGAAGATCCCGACTTCGCAGAGGACTACCGCTCAGGCATGTATGACAAGACCTGCGAAGAGTGCCACGGGCGCAACGTAGTTGACGAAGTCGATCGCAGCCAGGTCGATGCGGAAACGCTGGCGAAGCTCGACTGGCACGAAGAACAGAAGGCCATGTACGAGGCCGAAGTCGCTGCAGAGCAACGCTACTTCAGCAGCTACGGTTCGCACCTGGAGTACTGAGTCACGCTCCGGCGCACAGTCTTTCGGGCCTGTGCGCTGGCTGAGTCACTCAGACTCGCTGTAACACAACATGATTGGAGATCACAATGAAGAAGAACGAGATCATGGCCTCGCTGGCTCTCACGCCGGTATGGTCACTGTTCATCTTGGCTCTGATGCTCAGGGGAGGTGTTCGATGATGCTTGGTGTCAACGAGTACCTCAACGAGGCTGGAGAGCCGATCATGTCGGCAGAGCAGATGTACGCAGAGCAGCGTGCGGATGCAGAGCCGTACTGGTGCCCTGACTGCCATACAACGCATCCGTTTGCTTTGGACGGCAGGAACTGTGACAACGGTTGCGGTGAGTGCGGCGATCATGCTCCGCTTTACTTCTACAAGAATGATGAGCGGATCTGCCGTGACTGTTACATCTTCGACCAGGGTGAGGGCTTCATGCTCGCTACTGGTGCCAACGGCACCGTTCAGATCGAAGATTGCCGCGATGACTTCCGCGTAATTGCATACAGTGATTCTGTCGCTGATGCGAGGGAGGTTGCGTTTCTGCTTGCAGTTGGGCGGCGGTATCGCAACGCCGACGTAGTACAGCACTGAATGCTGCACCGGCACATCGGGTTTCACCGCCCGGTGTGCCGACTGGAACATTCAGTTCCGCGCAAACACCAATGATTGGAGAATCGAAATGGCAAGCAAGACAATCAAAGTCGCTGTCATCCCCGTCGATGGAGACATCGAGATCACCGAGTGGGAACGGCCCGAGTACCAGAAAATGAAGACCACTGTCGGAGGATGGCTTGAGGCCATCTACCCGGCAAGCAACGTCACCATGTGGTGCAACGAAGAGGGCAAGATCGAGGGTCTGCCGGTCAACAGGAACGCCACCGCTCTGTGGTACTTCTTGCAGCCCGAGGCAGCCGGACGAGACACGCTCTCTGGAACGGTGATCGTCACTGGAGGAGCGGACAGCGAGGGTGAGGCGAAGTCGATCGATCCGATGATCGAGGCGATGATCGGAAAGTTCTACGCGCCAAGCTAATTCGAATAGGGGAGGTTCGGTGGGTTCGTTCCAGATGGAACGCTGCTCGCCGGACCTCCCTTTTCTTTTAACCTAATACATAGGTTTTCTATGTAGTTTCGATTGGCCGGTCAACCGGCGGCATGGGGTCATTGGTGTCTCGATGCGCGAAGTCCCACAACGCTTCTCGCATGCCGCACGGGCTGCAGATGTTGGTCTTGTTGTCTACTCGCGAGAGGGCCGGATAGCCGTCGATGATCTCGCCGCAGCGAGGGCAGATGTCGCTCATCCGATGAAGTGTAGGCCCAGGCGATCTTGCTAACACCATGATTGGAGATCAGTTGTTCACACTGGCCCACGAGGGGAGATCGCCTGGGCAATGCTGATACTACCCGCGTTTGCGAGATGTCAAACCACCAACACAAATTGCTTTGCTTTCCCAGGAACATTGCTGCGACTTCCAATGATGAAGGGGCGCAAGCAAACTCGTAGGTGCCAGGGATCGCGTGTGGATATATCCACATCGATGTGCATCGTCCCTGCTCGCATCGGCACACATGTGGATATCGCAGTGGTGTTGCGAGGGGTGTAGTGTGGCTTCTACCTGCAAAAACATCGCTGTTAGGTGCGAGGTTCGATTCCCGGCAGCTCCACTAAAAACTGCAGTTCGCAGGGGATAAAAGCGACAAGAAACATCGTTTCCACACCGCTATCCACACAGAGGTACACATGGCATCCATACGGGTCCACCGCAGCAAAGACGGCACAACAACATTCAATGTTCGCTATCGCATCGAGGGGCGCGAGTCATCGACCACGTTCCCGACTATGGATATGGCGGAACGATTTTCGGATCTGATCAAGACGTTGGGTGCTCGTGGTGCCCTGGACGCTATTCGTCAGTCAGCGGAGCGTAGAAGGGGCAATAACGCCACAGTGGCTGACATGGTCGAGCGGTACATCGAGGACCGCACGGGCATCAATGAAGACACTCGCGATGAGTACCGCACGATCCTGCGTAAGGACATCCGGCCAAGCATCGGAAAGATCCCGGCGCGGGAGTTGCAACGTTCCGATGTGGAACGGTGGGTGCTAGCTCAAGAGGGCACGGTGTCGAGCAAGACGATCGCCAACCGGCACGGTCTTCTGTCGGCTGCTCTGAACGTCGCTGTCGATCGCGGTGACATGAACGCGAATCCGGCCAAGAGTGTGAAGATCGCACGCACGTCGAAAACGGCGGAGCCGGTGTTTCTTTCGCGTGATGAGTTCGGCAAGGTTCTCGATGCGATACCGGATCACTACAAGACGTTGGTGACGTTCTTGGCCGAGACTGGCGTGCGCTTCGGCGAAGCGGTGGCGTTGACACCGGCTGACGTGAACATCGACAACTGCACGGTCAGGATTAACAAGAGCTTCCGGCGAGGTCAGAGCGGCTACCGCAGCGGCCCGACGAAGACACCGCAGTCGATACGCACGATCAAGATCCGCAAAGACTTACTCGAAATGCTCTGTCTTACTGAGCCTTTCGTGTTCACGAACACTCGCGGTGATCAGATTAGGATTGGCACGTTCCGCACGAACGTGTGGTATCCGGCGATGAAGCGCACGGGCCTACCGGCGCACCGTCAACCCCGTATCCACGATCTTCGGCACACTCACGCTTCGTGGCTTATCGCTGCCGGTGTTCCACCTTTGGTGATTCAGAAACGGTTGGGGCACACCGACATTCGGACAACGTTCGGTGTGTACGGCCATCTCGGTCCCGAGGGTGATGATCCGGCAGTGAGTGCGATTGAGAGGATGTTCGGGTAGCGGAGGTTTCCTCGCACCTGATCTTTTTGTCGGCATAGTGTGGTAGTCATCTGCATGCCTGTGAGTTTCCTGTAAGTGCGGTGCTGCCGGTTGCGCGATGTTCAGCCTTGTGTAACCTGGGTCACTGGAGATCAGTTGTTCCTGGTGACGAGGGGAGATTCGCCAATCACGCTCTAGCGCAACGGCATTCAGAAGCAGTCATACCCGGTGACATCGTCACCCTTTTCCGCTTGCTGGCCTGCAGCTATAGCTGGCAGATCTTTCGTTTTCCCCAGGGCATTTACCCCGTTAGGTAGGTGCCGGGAGTTGTTGGTATGCCCAAGCCATCCCCACACGCACGATGCAGACGAAGCTACCGTCATGCTCGGAGCACGCTCGGCTCGATGGCTTAAAGCCCAAGCACGCGACGGTGTCATACCGGCGCGGAAGATCCAAGGCAGATGGCGTTTCACCGACATCGACATCGCACGCGCCATCGACATCTTCGATGCCAGAACACAATTCGGGATCACTCCCACAGATGGCAGCCGATGGCCGACCTGACCGCCTTCGCGACCGCAGCAGCAGGGGTATCCACTTCCCCTCCACAGACCAAAGAGCTACTGGCATTCGTGCGCGAGTTCGTCGCTCACTACGAACTGCCGTGGGGTGCCAACCGGCACAACCGCATCGTGGTCAAGTTCACCCAACACTTCAGCGCAGGAAGCTGGCTGATGTTCTGGCATCACTTACACAACGAGATCAACAGCAGCGCAGACCGCGCCATCGCGGCCAGGGCACTGCGAGATCTGCACACAGTCATCACCTATGCAGACCCGACAGGGGAGCAAGCAGTCCGCAACATCATGCGCGGCCTGCACACACAGACCTAACCCGGCCCATACGATCGGGACAGGAAAACAACTGAATACGGTCACACACAACATCAACCGAAAGCGCAACCTATGACCGCAGCAGTAGAAAGCAACGAGATCGCGATCGTGGAAACAACGATCGTAGAAGCAGAGATCGTCACGCAACTGAACAAGACGCAAGCCAAGTCGCTCGACAAGAAGATCCGATCGGCCAGCGACAGCATCAGCAACGGTGTGTCAACGTTGTTCGATCTGATGGCTCAAGCTGCCGAGGGCGAGATCCATCTCGCTCTCGGATACAACAGCATCAGCGACTACTTCTCCGATGCAGTGCAGATCGCGCCGTCAGACACAGCAGAGCGAAAGCTGATGGCCGCGATGATGTCCGGCAAGGGGATCTCGCAACGATCGATCGCATCAGTGCTCGGTGTCGGTGTCGGCACTGTCAACCGCGATCTTGTCGATGTCGAGAAGGGTGACACCGTTTCGACTGACGGGCGCACGTTCAAGAAGAAGGACAAGGAAGAGCCTTACATCGAGGCCGAAGACGCAACCGAGTACCACGATCAGCGCAAGGCACTGGAGAAGGCATACAAGTCCGTTCGTGCCGCAGCCGATGCTCTGGAGCAGGCATTCGATGGTGACAACTTCGATGCCGACATCAACCCCGGTGACATCAAAGAGTCGATCAAGGACATCAAAAGCGCATGGTCTGACGTGCTTTCGGTGTTCAAGGTCATCGGTGCAATCAAGTAGAAGCTAGACAGGCTCATGCAGGCCCACCTCCCACCTGCTGAGTCGGGGCACAACGTGTAAACCGTTGGCCTACAACTGAATAGAGACAAGCTGGCTCGCCCCGCTGTTCCCTGCGTCCTCCAATCCGCAGGTTGAGCGGCGGGGCGAGCCTTGCTTATTGGCAAGGGGCAGGGATGGTTTCGACGGCTAGATGAAATCCGCATGCGGACCTGGCCGGACGCGAGTTCGATTCTCGTCTGCTCCACTCAATTTCGTTGTAGGACAACACCTCTCGCCGGCGACGTTTACGCAGGTCAGAGCGTGTTTTTTGCATCGTTCCATTTGGAACGGTGTACCAACCAGAGAAGGGAGAAAGTCGATGTCCACATCGACGCACGCAACCGGCGCACTAGCCGGTGTCTCATGCATGTCCGCACTGCATTCTCATGTAGGCGCGATCGTCATATCGATCTTCGCCGCATTCACACTCGCCAACATCGCACTGATGGTCATCAACCACTGATGAACCGCAACGTCCGCGAACTGGCAAGCATCGCAAAAGATCTCGGATTCGAATACGTCGGCATCAATGGCCGAGGCCACGCCGCCTTCAAGCACAGACTCACCGGCAAGACCGTGACGTGCAGTCACTCGCCGTCCAACAGGCACGCGAGGCTCCAGGCGATCAAACAATTCAGAAAGGCCGCACAGCCACCAGCATGAACGAAACCGATTGGCACGCAATAGAAATCGCCGCACGCATCGCACTGCTGTCCATCAGCTTTGCAGTGATGACAACGATGGTGTGGTTCTGATGGCAGACGAATGGATGGACGAGGCACTCTGCGCTCAGGCGGATCCCGAGTTGTGGTTCCCTCAAACGTTGCAGTCGGAGCAGTGCGCTGAAGCGCGACTGATCTGCTCACGCTGCCCTGTGATGCAGCAATGCGGTGAGTACGCGACGAGAGTCGGTGCAACGCATGGCGTTTGGGCCGGAACCAAACTCGACAGCTTGGTAGATCCTCAAGATGTCTTTCCTCACGGCACAGAGGTGGGCTATCAGAGACACGTTCGCGAGAGAAAACAGCCGTGCTACTCGTGTAGGCGAGCGCACCGCTACGCAACAGAGCGAGGGTTGCAGGTTTGTTCGACCCAAACCGGCACTATGACGAGCTAGTAGTCGATGCCCTCGTCGCACGCTTTCCAGTGCCTGGTGCCAACAGGGCCGACATCATCCGCGCCACTCAGATCATGCACTTCCGCGACGGCAGAACAGTTCCAGAGATCGCCATGCTGCTCCGCATCAACGAGCAGACAACGAGCTACTACATCTTCAAGCAACAAGTAGAACCGCTCGCGGCGATACCAGACTGGACAAACCAGCCGCCGTTTCGATTGTGCAACAACGGATTACACGAGATGTCACCAGACAACGTGATGACCAAGGACTACCCAAACGGCAAGCAGTACGAGATCTGCCGTCACTGCAAGTCGCACTCCGACCGCGAGAGATACAAGAGAAAGAAAGCCGAATGAACAAAACACCACGAGTCACGATCAAGTATCGGGACAACGAACCGCCCTACATCGAGATCTGGTACAGCGACAACCTCGTCATCGCCGGATGGGTTCACGAAGAGCCTTTCCCGTCATACGAGTTCGATGACGACGACGAAGAAGAGTTCGATGACGACGACGAGTTCGATGACGAAGACGAAGAGTACGAAGACGAAGAAGAGTACGAAGAAGAGTACGAAGACGACGATCCCTTCGTTCCGATCGTGCTCGGACCCGAGAAGATCATCGACCCTCCCATGACCAACAAGGCCAAACTATGAGCAAGCACGCATACGAAGACATGGAGAAAACGATCGACGTTCTCCGCATCAGGACGGCACTGCTTCAGCGTGTGCGAATCGGCTCACCTCGATGGCTCCGCAAACCTAAATCGCATGACGCTGTCCTGAATCGCACGGTTCCAATTGTGCGATGGGACAACGCTTTGGGTCAGTTCTGCCGCATCGAGAAGCGCGAGGGCGGCGGCACGAGGCGACGGTATCCAACGGAGTGGCAAGCCGGTGTCAAATAGTGACTTCCCACCTCAGTGGGAGAGAGTCGCCCAAGAAAGCCCAGAGCGTTGGGCGACGTGGGTTGCACACATGGATCAAGCCTATTCGCGAGCACGCGACGAACTGGACAAGCTCGTTGACCGGCTGATAAGAGACATCAACGCAAGGCCGACACATCGGCAGTTCGATGACGCTCAAGGATTCACGGCGTTTACCATCGGACTCGATGATGCCATCAAAAACAACGGCGGGATCAGCAGCGATCTGCTTTCGGTGTTCGTCGCTGGCGTGTATCGGCTTGCACGGCAACGCATCTCGGAGATGTCATCGTGAACTGCGAACCGGCATGCACACCAGAACATTGGTGTACTTACTGCATCCTCGACGGCCTGCCCCTAACCCACGCCATCGCATACAGCGATGTGTCGATAAAAGGACGGCATGTCGGCAGGTACTCGACGTGCGCTGAGCACTACGGCAGGGAGATCCCACCGGACGGCGTGATGTCTCCGTTTGACGATGAGGACAACGATGACGACGAGTCTTGACGAGATTCGAAAAGCGTTGCGCGACATACACATCAGTTTGGAACCGCTCGTTGTCGGTGATCCTCGATACTCCGAGATCGTCATCGAGGTGCGCTACAAGCTCGCCCTTCTCGGCCAGTACCTCGACGGCGAGATCTCATCGTGGAACACCGCTGCCACTCGCGTATCCGAGTGGCGAGCAGCGCAAGACAAGAAGAAAGGCAAGAAATGAAACGTGAGAAGTTAACAGCCGCACTCATCGTGTCGGCTTTCATCGTCGGAATCTACGTTGTCATCGAGGCCGTGATGTACGCGTTCATCGGATCGATCCGATGATCCGAGAGCTTCGCAAGCTGGCCGCAGGCATCCTCAACGAGATCATCGAGGTGCTCGACCCGCAACCGAAAGATGCACTGCCACGCCAACTTCCGATCGGCACGCTGTGGTACAAGGACAATGGTGACTGCTACCGAGTTGGCCGTCGAGGCTTGTGGGAAAAAGTCGAGCAAGACGGCGAACCGCTAGACGAACCTCTAGCCGACTGGGAACGTCTTCTGCTCAACGCATACGAAGGCTTGTGCTACGAGGACGAATGCGATTGCGATTGCGACAAGCAATGACATGCCAGATCTGCAGGCACGCAGAAGGTGATCATTTTCTGCCCCTCGTTTCCGAAGGATGGAAACAGGATCAGTGGGCGAAAGAGGCTCAGTGCTTTCACTTCGACGGCGAGTTCTACTGCGAGTGCAATGACTACGCCGGATAGACGCGTGCGATGGCACATCTGGAAAGAGCGACCGTTCACAGCAGTTGACGAGTACGGGCCGTGCAAATGGGTCACCGACCTGTACCTGCAAGGCACATGGGCGTACACCAAATCATTCGAATCGCATTGCGATGCAGTGGCTTTCACTCAACGCTTCAACATCAGTAAGGCAGGGCATGACTACACAGAAGACTGGTTCGACTATCTCGGCCTGTAACACATGCGGCCACCCTCAATGGCACCACACAAGCGGAGAATCCTGCTGCTGTCGAATGGTGACACCAACACCGGGCGAAAACATCAGCAACGAACACCCGACAGGCGCACTCGTCATCCCGTGCGGATGCACTTCCTACCAAAAGAAAGACACCGATGACTGACACGCAAGAAACATTCCTCGACTTCAGCGTCGGTGACCTACTCATCGAAGACCTCAAAGCAGTGCTGCGTCAACATCATTCATCTCATCCACGGCATCAGCAGGTCACGCTTGGGCCGTCGCAGATTGGACACCCGTGTCCACGGCATCTCATCAGCGCACTGCTCGATCTTGAGCCGGTCAACCCACAGTTCGATCCACTGCCGTCCTACATTGGAGTGGCATCGCATCGAGCTTTGGAAGACGCACTGGCACTTGATAATTCGCGCAGAGTTGAGGCCGGTGAACCGGAGCGGTGGATCAGCGAGCATCGAGTGGAGATCGCTATCGGACTGGCCGGAACATGCGACCTGTTCGACACACAGACGAACACAGTCATCGACTTCAAGTTCCCCGGCACCACGGCGATGACGAAGTACCGCAAGAACGGACCATCCGGCACATACCGCACACAAGCGCACCTGTACGGCAAGGGATACGCCAACGAAGGCAAGCAAGTCGATCACGTCGGGATCTGGTTCCTGCCCCGCGCTGGCACGCTCGCCGGAAGCCACCTGTGGATCGAGGACTACTCAGAAACCATAGCGGCACAAGCCATCTCACGATTCGACTCCATGATCCTGCTTGCCGACGAACTGCAGATCGAACACAACATCGCCAACCTCAATCTCATTCCGAGGGTGAACACTGACTGCGCTTTCTGCCCTTGGTATGCGAAAGACGCTGAAGGACATAGCAATCCGGCTGCATGCAACGGAGAAGGTTTCGACCCGGCACATCGAGACAGAAAGAAGAAGAAATGAGCTTATGGATTCGGTGGAGTCACGCCGAAAACCAGATCGTGGAACTGACTGAATCAGACCTCATCGATGAGGACGAATACGAACGGGAGGAAGAAGAAGAATGACCAACTTGTTCTGGTCGATAGTCGCGTTCGGCGCGATTGCGGGAATGCTGATTCACACTGTTTGGTGGCGACAGTGAGAATCGGATTAAAAGCCATCATCGCTGCCGTAACTGTCACGGCGGCAACGCTTTTCGCTGCACCGGCACACGCCGACATCTACGATCAAGCAGCGACAGCCCTGTGCGAAGGACTCGACGCGAATCCCACCGTGCAGCAAGTCGATCGCGACGTGAGCATCCTTCTCAAGAACGGCTTCACCGCGAAGCAGGCTGCGACGTTCATTGTGGACGCTGTCAGCAGCTATTGCCCCGAGAACATGTCCGTTCTGCGCCAGTACGCCAACGCGTCCGGCGGAACACAGACCTAAGAGGCGAACGGCCTCAAAGGAAAAACAGGCGTGACATCAATCCCGATGTGCGCCAACAACATTCACTGAAAGGTGAGCAGCAGTATGTCCAACGAATCGAGTGAGTTCTTCTTCGGGTCCGGCGGTACGGGCGCACCGTACTTCCCCTTCCGCGAGGTGGGAACCACGATCACCGGCACGGTGACCACTGAGCCGGTTGTGCGCGATGCAACCGACCCGTTCACCGGAGATGTGGTGACATGGAAGGACGGCAACCCGAAGAAGGTGTTGGTGGTGACGGTGCAGACCGATCTGCGTGACCCGGCCAACCCCGAAGACAGCGGTCAGAGAAGCGTGTGGATCTCCACCTACGGTCAGCGTCTGGCCGTCAAAGACGCTCTCACGCGTGCCAACGCCAGCGCGATCGAGGTGGGCGGCAAGCTCACCCTGACGTTCACCGGATACGGAGAGCGCACCAACCCGGCACTCAACCCGCCGAAAGCGTTCTCTGCCGACTACCAGAAGCCAAATGCGTCAGCCGGTTTCTTCAACGGCGGCAACGGAACTCAGCAGGCCATGCCGAGTGACCTCTCACCGGAGGCGCGTGCCGCTCTCGCGAACCTCGCTGCCAAGAGCTAGCGACGGCATCGTTCCATAAAGGAACGGTGGGTGCCGCCCTGCGCCGAAACATGGTGCAGGGCGGCACTTTTCATTTCTTGCAAAGCATCTACCAGATTGGACACCAACTTTGATCATCCCCAAGATCGGTGATGACTGCGACAACCTCACAGCAGCGGCGATCTACGCCAACGCAGGGATCTACGTCCTGCCCGTCAAGCCGGGAACCAAACATCCCGGCAGCAGAGTCGGTGACAGATGGCAAGACAAGTCCACCCGTGACCCTGAGCAGCTAGTCGCGTGGTTCGCCGGGAGCGGCGACGGCATCGCGTTCGACCTTGGGCGATCCGGCCTCATCGCACTCGACGTGGACAAAACAAACCTCGTTCCAGAGTGGCTGTGGCACACCATGATTCAATCAGGGGCACCGTATCAGCAGACACGTCCCAACAGCGGAGGACGTGGGCACTACCTGTTCCGCATGCCGGAAGGCCGCAGGATCGGCAACGGCAAAGGTGGGCTGGCCGGAATGGGCCTCGACGTGCGCGGTGCCGGTGGCGTGATCATCGTGCAACCAACAGTGCATCCCGATGGCGGAGAGTACCGATGGATCGTCACAGGCGAAGTACCGGAACTGCCAGACGACATCGCTGAAAAGCTCACCGACACAGAGCAACCCGAAAGCGCAGCCACCGATGCCGAAGTGTACGAGTTCGTCGCAGGGGCGACAGGAGTTGAGAACACGCGCCTTCTCTCGACATGGACACGCAAGTTCACAGCAGAAGTGGAAAGGCTCGACTCTCGCCACGATGCGATGGTGTCGATCCTGACCGCAGCTTTGGAAGAGGCGATGGCCGGATACTTCCCTGCACGCGATGCCGTGGACATCCTGCGAGAGCAGTTCGTGCAGTCGATGATCGAGACTGGCGATGCTGGCCGCAAGCTCTCAGAGCAGGCAGCGCAAGCCGAGTTTCAAGGCATCCTCTCCTGGGCAGTAGGGCAAGCGAAAACCAAGCAGCCCAACCACATTCGCGAGAAGGTCAGCAAGGGCTTGGAGAAGTCCAACCCGACAGCGCAGATCCTCTCACTAGTGCCTGACCATGCACAGACACCCAGAACAGCGGAAAACGGCTCAGAAGGGCACACAGAGGGCAGTACGGGCCGCGTGAGTCTCATCCCCGCATCGGCTATCTCGTCCGCTGCGCCGACATGGGCATGGGACTACGCCGGGGCAGGCCGAATCCAACTGGGAACAATGGTGCTCTTCGGAGGACGGCCAGGAGCCGGAAAGTCAACCGCTGCACGATGGTTCGCAGCAGGCTACTCAACAGGACGCATACCAGGATGCCTCTTCGGCAAGCCCGTCAACGTCGCCTACATCGCCACAGAAGAATCACACCGCTACGTCATCAAGCCATCATTCGACGCAGTTGGCGCAGACTGCGACCGCATCATGCTGCCCAATGTCTTTGACGATCAAGACAACCCGACAAGATTGATCTCCACTCGATACGAGATCGACCTCGCGAAAGAGTTCAGAGAGAAATCAGTCCGAGTGGTCATCGTGGATCCGATCATGTCCACGATCTCGCAGACGGCGGACATCAACCGCAACAACGAGACACGGTCATACCTTGAACCGTGGGCACGCATCGCAGAAGCCATCGACGGCATCGTCATCGGCGTTGTCCACCTCAACAAGTCCGGCAACACCGACCTCGTCGCAGCCATCAACGGCAGCAGCGCATTCGGTGAGATCGCACGAGCAGTGTTCGGATTCGTCAAGGACAAGCAAGGTGTCCGCATCATGTCTCAAGTCAAGAACTCAACCGGCAGAGAAGACCTGTCGGTGACTTACGAGATCAACGAAGCGACAGTGCCGACAGACAGCGGTGAGGAAGCGACAGTCGCTGCTTTCAACATCACTGGCTTGTCTGATCTGACGGCGGCGGATGCGATGCTGGCGGACCAGGATTCGGACATCACGATGGGCGGCAAGCAGGACGCTGCAGCGCAGTGGCTTGAAGACTATCTGGCGATGAACGGCCCGTGGGTGCGCGTGACCGACGCAGTCAAAGACGCGAAGACCGACGCGGACATCTCGCGGCGCACACTGTATCGAGCAGCGAAGAAGCTCAAGATCATTCAGGAGCTTCGCGAGTACCCCGCTAAAGCGTTCTGGAAGCTGCCGGACGAGGTCATGCAAGCCGCCGTGAAAAAGATTGCTACGCAACCTGACTGGGGGATAGCTTGACCGGCCAACGCTGCTGTGCCACTCAGCCACCGCTCATGGGCAGTAAAGGTTCCTCTCAGGGGTTGGCACACCAGTGAAAAACACACTCTCCCAATACACGGTTTGGCACACCAGGCACAACAGAGCTTGACCTGCAAAAAGGGTTGGCACACCAGTTGGCACACCAATGGCACACCAGTGGCACACCAGCGATCAAAATCGACCCTCCGATGCGCCGGATGTCCCTGGTGTGCCAAACCAAGCTCTCCAGGCACACCAGTGGCACACCAAGAACCAACCTTAACAAACCCTGAGTAGCTGAGCGTCCACCAAACACATTGCTAGACAGAAGGATTCACCCATGTCATTCGACCACTTCCAAACAACCGACATCACCTCATCGATCATCAAAACCGAAACACAAATCACCTCGATGAGCAAAGACATCAAAGAGATCTCACTCGCACTCGATGAGTGCGGCTACGCGTTGGTCCGCATCGCGGAATCACTCGAAAAACTGCTCGATGAGTAAAACGAAAACGCAAAACCCACCCATCCATCAAGAGACAACCAAACCCACAAAATCAGCGTGCCGGTTGTGCAACGAAGACGTGTGGTTCTGCTACATCAAAGGCGAACCAACCCGCCTCGACCCACACCCACTCACCCTCAAAGGCGAAGCGGTGGCCCTGCTGTGCAACCTGCACACCTACGAAGTCGGATTCGGACGATCAATGCCATTCAGGCGCAGGGCAGCACACATTCAAGCCGGTTACCCGATGTACGGCCACATCTACTCAAGCCACCACTGCGAAGTCCAATGGCAAGGAGAAGCAGTCGAAAAGACCTGGGGCACATCGCTAATCGACAACAGAGAGCCATTCAACAATGAGCAACACGAGCGACCACCATTCTGACGACATCGACCTCTCAGGCCGATACCGCAACAGAGCATTCCCACGATGTCGAGGATGCGGCCACGATTGGCACGGCCTGCCCACAGACATCTGCGAAGGCTCAACCCATCACGAGCACCGTTCCACAATGGAACGAACCGAAGAGCAACACACAGCAGACCTCGACATCGGTGAATGGGACATCGAGTACGGCGGCATCTGGAAAGCGTTCGACATCATCGACAGAATCATGCGGCGCGGATCGTGAAAACATGCAAAGACTGCGGATCCACCACACGCAAGCTCGACAAGCCAGGACCACGATGCGCCACATGCTGGCGCACAATCGTCAAACAGCGCAAGGCTTTAGCGCACGCTAAACACGTCGAGAAAACCTACGGCATCACAGCAAACCAGTACGAGCTTCTCTACGCCGGTCAAGGAGGACTCTGCGTCATCTGCCACAAAGCTAAAGGGATCTCGAAAAGGCTTGCAGTAGACCACGATCACGCAACCGGCAAAGTGCGAGGACTGCTCTGCACAACGTGCAACACCATCGTCATCGGACGCTATGACCAAGCCGCCCTGCTACGCGCAGTCGAATACCTCAACAACCCACCAGCACAACGAATCCTCGGAGAACACGCGTGACATTCGATGACTCCATCGACGGACCATCCAAACCATCAGATCCCGTCAAACATCCCAACCACTACACATCGCACCCATCCGGCATCGAATGCATCGCCGTCACAGAGCATTTCAACTTCAACCTCGGCAACGCCATCAAATACATCTGGCGTGCCGACCTCAAAGGCAAGGCCATCGAGGATCTCCGAAAAGCCGTGTTCTACATCAACCGCGAAATCGAAAGGCGAACACAGTGAGCGATGAGCAGCACAAATGCTCGATGAAAAAGCTGTGCCGCAACAAGATTCGCAATCAGACAACAGGAAAGTTCGAACCGGCCACCATCGAAAAACCGCGAGGGTTCTGCGACCGATGCTGCACAGCAGTAGCGTCGGCCTACCGCAGAGCGTCAGACGATTACCGCGCCTTGCAGGCCGCGATCGGAGACAAAGTCGAGAAAGCAGAAGGGACGAAGGTGTCCGGCACGCCGACACCACCGATGCCCCTCAACGCCACCGTCATCGAACTGCAAGACATGCTCGCACACAACTGCGAAACATCTGTCGCCCTGGTGGCCGCAAAGCTCGGAGTGAGGCCGCAGAAAAGACAAAAAGCCAAAGGCTTTCCCGTGGTCAACTGGCCCTGCATCGAGCAAGCAAAGACGCTGCTGCCCAACAACATTGACAAGCTCATCGCAGCAGACCCGATCGAGGCCAAGACGTGGGACTCATCCGGCTCAACCGCCACGAAGAAAGAGATCGACGGTGTCGAGGCAGCAGTCGCGGCGGTCATCGTTCACCAACGCATCGATGCCGCTTTGGGAATGACTGAAAAGCGGACGCGACTTGCGATGCCGTGCCCCGTGATCGGATGCGGCAGAAGAACACTGGGCATCGACAACGGCAGCACGGACGTGACATGCACCTCCTGTAACGGAAAATGGTCAGAGTCTGAATACCACTGGCTCAGTTCTCTTCTCGTGGAAGACATCGGACGAAAGGAACACGCAGTGCTGCAGTGGCTTTATGCCGAGTCTCAATGGAAGCTCACACAAGCGGAAGAGAAACTCGCAAAGGTCAAGAAGATCGCTGACCTCGACCGCGACGAACTGTCGGTCATCGAATCATGGGCTGTGACAATGGTTTTGAAGGAGATCCTTGCGTGAGCGACAAACAGGAAGACACGATGGGGTTTTTCGATGAGTGGAAGCTGCAAGTCGAAGATCAGAAAGCATACGAGATCTTTGACGAGGGCAGAGCACGCATCGTCGCAGTGTTCTACAGCAAGAAGGAAGCCAAGCAGTACGTCAAGTGGCGTAACAAGCACGATAATCGTTGGCGCGGCCCATCGGTCATCCGATGACACCGGCAGAGTTCGTGTGCTGGCGCGAGTACCTCGGCCTCGACCGCAAATGGGTTGCATCGCAGTTCGATGTCACTGAGCGCACCGTGAAGCGTTGGGAAGAGGGCAGCAAGATCCCCGTTGCTGCGGAGCACGCGATCGGGCAATGGGTTGAGCATGCACACAGGTTCGTGAGTGCTCTGACCATTCAGTTGACGAAGATCGATGGCGGTTTGCCGTATGTTGTTGCCCCGCAGGATGATTGCGTTGATCTTGTCGATGGCATGCCAGCGAAGTGGCATCGCATGATCGCGGCCAGAGTCGCGGAACGAACAGGACTCAGCATTGTCTGGAAGTACTGAATGGCCCTGGCCCGGTGACTCGCGAGAAGACAGAGCCAAACGTGTCGCCATCTCATACCGAGAACTGATCCACGGCATCCTGTCCGGCAAGTTCCTCAGTCCACTCGATGCACTGTGCGACCTCGATGACTCATGGCGCAAGCTGCAACAACTGTGGGTGTTCCCATCGAATCAGCCTCTGCGCGTTCACGATTGGCACACAGCACCGGAGATGTCTGAACTGATCGGAGTGCCTGTCGGATCGATCTACATGTGGGCGAAACGCAACCACATCAGATCCAAAACGATCGAAGGCAAGCTTCGCTTCAACGTCGGTGACTGCATTGAGTACGAAGCTAAAAGACGAAACAGGAGAAAGCCATGATGGAAGTCACGATCGACGGCATCCCCTACGTTCCCAAGAACAGCGCGAAACACAAGTTCGGTGTAGCGATCACCACTCACAACAGGAAGCAGGAATGCCTTGAAACCGTCGAGGCCGTCCTCGAAACCATCCCATCGTCCGCCCCAGTCTTTGTGGTCGATGACGGCAGCGACGAGCCTTTCACCACGCACCACCCGATCACGGTGGTGAGAAACGAAGTCGCACAGGGCATTCCGGCAGCCAAGAACCGCTGCATCGAGCTATTGATGGACGCTGGTGTTGATCACCTCTTCCTGCTCGATGACGACACCAGGCCAATCAAAGGCAACCAATGGTGGAAGCCCTATATCGAATCAGAAGAACCGCACCTGCAGTACTGCTGGACACACTTCTCCGACGGCGGATCAGTGCCCAAAATGGATGTGCTGTACCTCGACTCAAAGATCACCGCATACGGATGGTCAATGGGTTGCATGCTGTACGCGGAACGGCAAGTGATCGAGCGTGTCGGCGGCATGAGACTTGACTTCGGCAAAGGCATGGAGGAACACGCCGAATGGTCACGCCGGATCTGGAACGCAGGCTTCACCACCTTCGTCCACCAAGACTGCGACAGCGCAGGATTGTTCTACGCATCAGACGAACATCAATCGGTCAAAAGAAGCTTCACATCAAAAGATCGTGACCTCATGCTGCAGCGCAACATCGGCCTGCGCGAAAAGTACTGGAACACAACCGATTACATCGAATACCGCACACCGTACAACGTTGTCCTCACCTCGTACTTCAACGGTGTCGATGATCCTCAACGAGGTCAGAAGTGGAGAGCGGACCTCAAAGCGATCGAACCTCTTGAAGCATCGCTCGGTGACGCAAGGTTTGTCATCATCACTGACTGTCTTGCACATGATCATGCTCAATGGGTCGATGCCACCAATGAACCGGCGTACAAACAGCGTTGGATCAGTTACAGTATGTGGCTGCGCGACCATCCCGAAGTCGGCTACGCGTGGCTTGTCGATGCCACCGACGTTCGCATGCTCAACAACCCGTTCACCTCGATGAGGCCAGGGACGCTGTACTGCGGATGGGAACCGAAACCCGTTGGTATCCCGTGGATCCGGCAGCACGGTTCAGCGATAGCGCAATGGATCGAAGACAACAAGCATTCGATGCTTCTCAACCCCGGTGTTGTCGGCGGAGACAGGGCAACACTGCAGAAGCTGTGCAAGATGATGATCGACATGTGGCAGATGTATCCACAAGCCGATTCGATGCACGAGATGGCGTTCTTCAATTATGTTGTCTACGAACATTTCCCGTGGCATCTAACGGGTCCGCAAGTCGCAACGTTGTTCAAGTTCAATGTCAAGGCCGATGAGCATGCTTGGTGGGCGCACAAATGATCGCGCATCACTGCGACAGAGAGGGATGCGATTCGTGGCAGAGGGTTGATTCTGATCTGCCGTGCGGGTTCATCACGGTGTCGGATCGCGACAGCGTCATCGCGCATGTTTGCACTCTCGATTGCCTTACGCATTGGGCAGCGTCGAGGTCAGAACCAACAACGAGATTGACATGAGAATCGAAGAAAAGCTTGTCCTTGCGGCCATCGATGTCATCGAAGAACACAACGTGTACATGGTAATCGCTGTCGGCAACAACAAACTGATACTTGAGTGGAGTGAACGTGAAGATAGGTGTAGTGGCGCACATTTCGAGGGTGAGGCTAGCGGACAAGCTGATCCGTAAGGTTCACGCGGAGTGCTGCTCTGTGGACAAAGGGCACTACGGTCCACAGGTCAATCATCATCGAGTGTGGTCGAGGCTGGCGAAGATCACTGAACCGAATGAGTGGGCGATCGTTCTTGAGGATGACGCTGTTGTTCAGGATGGTTTTCGTGAGCAGGCTCAGGCCGCGTTTGATTCGCTGCCATACGAGGCATCGCTGGCATCGCTGTATCTCGGCCAGAAAAGACCACCACACTGGCAAGAACGAGTCGCACAAGCAGTCGGCAAAGCAAGGGCAGAAGACGCATCATGGATCGTCAGCGAAGCGGTCCTTCACGGTGTCGCAATCTGCATGCGCGGCAACATGATTCACAACATGCTCGACTTCGTCACTCGTGATAGCTCGCTGCCGATCGATGACGCGATACGATACTTTTCTCAGAGCAACTCTGTTGAATGCTGGTACTCGCATCCCTCGATCGTTGACCACATGGATGTACCGACCATCGTCAAACATCCTGACGGCGAGATCCGCGAGAAGGGCCGGGTGGCGTGGGACTACGGACAAAGAAAGGTGTGGACGGCAAGATGGGTTCGCATGTAAGTCCAGGCGACGATGTGATCGTCATGTGGGACGGCATCGAGTGCCGTGGAGAAGTGGTGTCAATCCACAACGGTTGGATACAGGCCAAGATCATCATCGATCCTTTGGCGCACAGCGACCCTTACTTCTCTCCGGTGTCCTATGTGATGGTCAGGGACAAGTGGGTTTCGAAACTTGTTGACCAGCAACAACATTCGACTACCGAAGATCCACATTCACATGTGATAGCTTTGTCCTTGGATGAGTCTGTCCAAAACAAAGAGGGCGAAAGTGCCGAGAGCACCGAAGATCTGCAATCAACAGGGATGCTCCGCGCTGATCCATGACAGCGAAGCACGCTACTGCCCAAACCACTATCGAGCATGGTCAAACACCGGAAGCTCGTGGGACAGAACAAACAACAAGACTCGAAAGACCCTGCGCCAGAAGGTATTCAGCAGAGCAGGCGGACGCTGCGAAATAGCCATCCCCAATATCTGCCTAGGAATTGCTACGGACCTAGATAGAGTTGACAATCAGATTGGGTATGGATTGGGCAACTGTCAGGCCGCATGTCGAGCGTGCCACGCACGCAAGAGTAGTGCCGAAGGACATGCCGCCAAAGGCCACGGCGTAAGAGTTGAACGCCAGATAGGTAGTGTCCGCAACGATAGGTGCTGACCATCCCACAGCATGGCATATGAATAGTGTTGTGCTGCAACAGGATTGGTTGATGCGCCGTCGAGTACTAACGCTGAGCGTTAGCAATAACGATCACCTCGATCACCTCGATCACCACGCAACCCTTCATAGATGCCCATCCGAAAAGCGTTGTGCCGCAACAAGATTGAGTACAGGTAGAGCGTAGGCTCCCTCGATGCTCATCATCATCTTTCGGGATGGGCAAGCCAGTAACAAGAGACAACGTGACGTTGGGTTTCGCATTGTCGAAACAACGGGTCCGCTTGCCCATCTCACAAGCCCGATCGGGATGGTCACCATCCTCGCAAGCAATCGCGAAAAGCGTTGCAACCCTTTGCAATACCACCCTAAAAGCCTTGCTACAAACGGCAATACACATCGCAGAGTAGATCGCCGGATCGTTCATGTCGCAAGCATTTCCCCGCATACCGAGGGGGAGTATGGGGTGCCCTCCCGCCCCGAACGCTGCAAACGGCCAGGGCAGCGAAGTCTGATGGCTACGAGTCTCCCAATTTGGCCGCACCCCATTCGCGCAGGTAGAAGCATTTTGGCCGCTCGCGGTGGCACCGTTCCACGATGGAACGTTGAAGCCAACGGCATTGCAGCCCAGCAACATTCAGGCCATCGGCCAATCATCAAGGGAGACAACATGTTCAGCAAGCTGCTCGACAGGATCGCACTCGTCATCGCTGCCAGGGTTGCCGAGGAAGTGGTCAAGCAGATGCCGTCCATCACTGACCACATCTCCGCGCAGGCCGGGGGAGTGGCGCAGCGCATCATCGATGACATCACCAGCAAGTTCAACCCGAAGCCGAAAGCTAGGTGACTGGCTCAACCGGCGGCACCGGCTCGGCAGGCAACCCACTCGTTTACTTCACCGCCACCGGCACATGGGACAGCCGCTACGAAGCAACGGTCCTGTTCTACCCAAGAGTGTCATCGACTTTCAATGTCCTGCAACTGAAGACAGCGATGGGCCTCTTCAACACCGCAGTGCGACTCAGCACAGTGAGAGCACGCATCAGCGGAGGACACCTAGTCCCGATGTCTCACATGTTCTTCACATCAGCGACAGGCGTGCCTCTGCTCGCATCGACTTCGGCAGTGTCGGCGGCGTTAGCCGCGATCGGCTTCAGCGGTGGCCTTAAATGGGATGTCGAGTTCATCAACGTCACCTATGCCAATCAGCCAAGTGCGTTGCCGCCCTTCGGTTTTGCCGCGCCAAGCACTGCAGCCACTGTCGATATCAGTTCGCCGCAACTGTCCCGTCTTTCCTACAAAGGCCGCTAAATGACAAACACTCTCGTCTATTTCACAGCAACCGGATATTGGGAAGACATCGAGGCACCGGATCCGGCGCAGACATCCGGCACGCCGGACGTGAACACCTTCACCGCATTCGTGAACTTCTACCCGCGAGTGCCACCCAACTACACCCTCTACATCCCCCAATTGACCACCAGCACAGGCACTTTCGACACCGGCATTGAGCTAGCTGAGATTAGAGCAAGAATCACCAACGGCAAGCTGGTGACCATTAACCGCAGTGACACCGAGGGGATTCAGCTTCTCGCCAACACTGCGCCGGTTGCCACCGCGTTGACCGCGAGCGGCATCACCACCGGCCTCGTGTGGGATGTCGAGTTCACCGACGTTGTCTACGCCGGTAAGCCAAGAACTTTGAAGCCGTTTGGCTTTGCAGCACCCGCCACTTCATCGACGGTGTCGATCACGTCGCCGTCACTTCAGCGTCTTCCGTACTGCGGCCCAGGCAGCGGTTTCGTGTGGGCCTAATCGAAAGGGATAAACCATGAGCAATGTTGTCGGAGACAACACCGAAGACACCTCGATGTACTCCAGCGGCAAGGACAGGTACGTCGGTGCGACCTCGCAGGGTCAGGGCGGCATCTGCGTCGGCGGCGACGACAGCGGCTACATGGCCGAGGATGCCGACCAGGCCGACGATCTGTTTGAGCACGGGCAGCCGGGTTCCGATCGCAGCGGATACGGCATGTCGATGGGCGCATCTCAGTTCTCCACGAAGTCCGAGGGCGACAAGGGTTCCGACCGAAGCGGCTACGGCAAGGTGGTCCGCTAAACGTATTCGGTTGAGCCGCAATGGCTTTGCCGATTGATCTTCCGAAACGGAGTTTGGCATGGCTGGACGTGGGCCTGCGCCGAAACACGCAAGTGTTAGAGCGCGAACGAACAAGACAAGCACGCGTGCGACTCTCACTGAACCAGAAGGCGATGTCGAGATCCCGCCGCTACCAGATCGCCTCGATGAAGAAGGCGAGGTCATCCCCTGGCACCCGTTAACGGTGGCATGGTGGGAAGATCTGTGGCCTTCACCGATGGCGCAGGAATATCACCCGTCCGACATTCATGGCCTGTACCGGCTCGCGCACCTCGTGGACGCGTTCTGGCACAAACCATCTGACAAGTCGCACGCCGAAGTGCGGCTGGCTCAGAAGGACTACGGCCTGACTCCGCTCGATCGTCGCCGTCTGGAATGGACGATCGAAAACACCGAAAAGGCGAAAGACGAGGGCGAACGTCGGCGGCGTTCCGGCCAACCGGCAGCGACGAATCCCGTTGAGCCGCAAACCGATCCGCGCCTGTACGTCGTATAGTCGCTAAACACCACCAATGGCGACATTGATTGTTCCGCGACCTGACGCGAAGTCGCTCAATCCCACTCTCGGCCCTCAAGTGTGCGCCTTCATCGAAGACCGATGCGTTTTCGGACCCGGCAGCTTGCAAGAGCAACCGGCACGCCTCGATGACGAGAAGCGGATGTTCATCTACCGCATGTACGAGGTGTACCCAAAGGGGCATCCCCTTGAGGGGAACCGAGTGTATGAGCGTTGCGCTGTCGAGTTGCGAAAAGGGTTGGCTAAGACCGAGTTCGCGGCTTGGGTTACGTTCTGCGAATTGCATCCCGAGGCACCTGTGCGCTTCGACGGCTGGGACGAAAACGGACAGCCTGTCGGCAGGCCGGTTCCGGCACCGTACATCCCGATGATGGCGGCAGCAGAAGAGCAGGTTATGGAACTTGCTTTCGGTGTTCTCACTTACATCATTCAGCACTCACCCGATGCGGCACTCTTCGACTGCTCGAAAGAGCGCATTGTCCGTTTAAGTCGATCGGGAACGAATGATGGTATGGCAGTTCCTGTTTCAAATGCGCCAAACACTCGCGATGGTGCGCGAACTACGTTCCAGCACTTCGATGAGCCTCACCGACTGGTACTTCCTCGCGAGAAGCATGCTCACGAAACGATGTTGCAGAACCTGCCGAAGAGGCAGATGGAATCGCCGTGGGCCTTGTACACCTCGACTGCCGGAAACCTTGGTCAGGGCAGCATCGAAGAGGACGTGCGAGCAGAAGCCGAGGCCATCGCTGAAGGGAAACTCGACAACAAAGCGTTCTTCTTCTTCGCCCGATGGGCCGGTGACGAGCACCGGGATCTCGACACACTCGAAAAGCGAATAGAAGCCATCGCTGACGCGACCGGACCCATCGGTGAATGGGGTTTAGGCCAATTCGACCGTATCGCAAGGGATTACGATCGCATCGGCATCGACCGCATGTACTGGGAACGCGTCTACCTCAACCGCTGGCGCAAATCAGGGTCCGGCGCATACAACATGAACACCGTCAAAAGCCTTGTACGAGATGACATCATCGAAAAAGGCTCATTCGTCACCATCGGGTTCGACGGCGCGAGAAGAAAAGACGCAACAGCACTCGTCATCACCGAGATCGACACCGGCAAGCAGCAACTCGTCGCTCTATGGGAGCGTCCCGAGGACGCACAAGAGTGGGAAATCGACGCTTTCGAAGTCGATGAGATGTTCGCCCAACTGATGCGTGACTACGAAGTGTGGAGAGCGTACTGCGATCCTCCCTACTGGGTTGAAGCCGTTGCGAGTTGGGCCGGACGGTGGCCTGACCAAGTGGTGGAGTGGTGGACGAACCGGCAGAGGCCAGCGGCCTACATGGTTCGCGCATTTGCGGAAGCCATTGAGGGACATCAGATTTCGTTTGTCGGTCCTCAGCGCGAGGAACTTGTGCGCCATATCGGCCACGCCGGTCGAAAAGACTTAAAGATCACAGACGATGAAGGCCAACCGTTGTGGATCTTGCAAAAGCAGGACGGCCAACTACTCAACAAGTTCGACGCATGCATGGCGGCGAACCTGTCATGGCAAGCAAGGCTTGATGCCCTTGCCGAGGGCGCACGCCCGAAAGGCAAAGTGGGCGCACCTCGCCGCCTTTACTGAGAGGTACTTCCAATGAAGAAAACTGTTGCGGTGCTTGCCGTTTCGATCGCCCTCGTCGGCGGCCTGACGGCATGCAAGAAGGGGCAGGATCTCGTGATCCCGCCGCAGAATGCGATCAACGTCAAGTAGATGACATCACCGATTCCCCCTCTGCGTACTGACAGCCTTGGGGTGGCTATCCCTCCGCAAACGCCATTCGAATGGTTGCGTGTTCTTGCGAGAAGGATGGACACCCGGCGCATGAGTGTCCTCACCCTGCGCTCATACGTCGATGGGGATGCCCCGCTGCCCGAAATGTCAAGGGAGACAGCGGAAGCGTGGAGAATGTTCCAACGCCGCGCACGCACCAACTGGGGTCAACTGATCATTGACAGCGTTGTCGATCGCATGGTACCCAACGGCATCACTGTCGGCGGAGACAACGAATCAGACCCGGCCAAGTCGGCGCAAAAGATCTGGCGCGAGAACCGCATGCAGTCAGTGTTTAAGTCATGGATGCGCCAGGGCTTAACTTTCGGGCAGTCATACCTGACTGTGTGGCGCGGAGATGACGGTGTTGTTGTCACTGCTGACTCACCGGAAACCATGATCGTTGTCACCGATCCTCTTCAGCATTGGAAACCCAATGCGGCCATGCGTGTTTGGCGTAACGCCGAGGAAGCTCGCGACTACGCAATCGTGTGGACAAAGCAAGGATGGCAGCAGTTCGTCCGGCCAACCTACACAAAGATCGAACAAAAGATCATCCCGTCCAAGTGGCTTGTCAACCTCGCAGAAGGCGCGTGGACGCAAGAAGGCCAGCCCGGTGGAACGTCTGAACTTGGTGTAACGCAACCCATTCCGGTCATCGTCTACAACAACCCCGGCGGACACGGCGACTTCGAAACACACATCGACCTCATCAACCGCATCAACGCAGGAATCCTTGAACGGTTGTGCATCTCCGCCGTGCAGGCTTTCCGGCAGCGTGCCATCACGGGTGGCATGCTGCCGGAACGTGACGCTGACGGAAACATGATCGATTACACGAAGGTGTTCGCACCGGCTCCCGGCGTGCTGTGGAATCTGCCTGAGGGACTTGACCTTTGGGAGTCCACACCGATCGATCTGCAAGGCATCTTGAATGCCAACAAAGAAGACATCCGTCAGTTGTCTGCCGTTACTCGCACGCCTCTTCCAATGCTTATGCCGGACAACACGAACACGTCTGCCGAGGGTGCTCGCGAGACTGGCAATGGTCATTACTTCCGTTGCTCGGATCGTCTTGAGGAAGCGAAGAGGGGCATCGAGCAGTGCATGGAGTTGGCCGTGCGCCTCGACGGCAAGACGATTGAAGATGATGAGGCTCTTGAGGTTTCTTTTGAGCCGGTTGACCGCATTACTACTGCTGAGAAGTACCAGGCTGCGTTGGCGGCGCACAACTCTGGTGAATCGTGGAGATCGATTCAGCGCAACATTCTCGGCTACTCGCCGGATCAGATCGCTCAAGACGAACTGGATCGAGCGCACGAGGCTCTGCTCGCGGCATCGATGGCACCGATACCCAACACGGTTCAGGAGCGCATCGTTGTCGGATCCGATTCACCTGGGGCGCAACAGGGTTCGATTCCCGGCCAGCAGCCTCAACCCAAGCAGCTAGGTGGTTCGCAGAATGCGCCCAAGGCGATCACTTCTATGGGCGGTACTCAGCCCGGTGGCGGTAGGTGACATCACCCTTCGACTCTGAAGGTTTCGATCCACCTGCTATCGATCTGTCATTCAAAAAGCGCGGCGTACTTGAGGACATCGAGGAAAAAGGCTTCTTTGAAAAGCGCAGCGAGGTTCGCGACCGCGTTGACCTTTTGCAGTTCTCTCGCGAACTGATCCGGCAGGCTCGCGCACGCGCAGCAGCGGTGTACCTCGCAACAGTAAACGCTGACGACGGTGTGGACGAGGCGATTGCCTCTGCTGTCGAGAGCGGTTCCACCGAGGTTCTGAGCAACATTGTTGAGGCTTCTCAAACTGTTGTGGCGAACTACATTTCGGGTCAGGTTGCAAAGCAGACCGGCGAGAGGCCGGTAAAGCTTGACCCTTCAATCTTTGATCGTGACGGTGTCTCAAAGGCCGAAGAGTACGCCAGACCTTATCGCGTAGCTGCCAAGGCCGTTGCTGATGGCGACACCAGGGCCAGGGCAGTGCAGAAGGGTTTACGGCGGCTCAATTCGCTTGTCGGCGTTGACATTCAAATGGCGAAGGTCCGCCAAGCGCAAGCGTCGATGCGGAAGAGCAAGGTTCAGTTTTACCGGCGCGTGCCGACAAGCTCAAATCCTTGCGAGCTTTGTGAGATCGCTTCGTCGGATATCTACGCGACGAACGAACTGATGCCGATACATGACAACTGTTCGTGCGACATCGAGATCATTGATAACCCCGAGGATCTTGAGCAGCACGAGTTGCAGGCTCAGGCCGATGAAGGGTTTGATCCTCCTGCGCCGGACGGCTTGCAGAAGGAAGACATCGCCAAGCTCAACGAGGACGATGCTTCTCCGCAGGATTATCGGGATCTGATTCAGGTTCGCGAGCACGGCGAGATCGGGCCGATGCTTACATGGCGAAGCCAGGACTTCACTGGGCCGAATGAGATTGCACAGCAGGTTAATTCGGCCTACGTCAAGAACGTGTACGACACCGCTGTCAGGAACGAAGGCATCACGATCAACCTTGCCGGTGAGCAGCCTAACGAGGGCTTTGCTTTTGCTCCGCGTAAGGACACTGAGTTCCCGATCCCGATGAAGGACTTCAAGCCGGAAGACATCGACAAGTACATCGATGATCACTACGAGTTGCTTTCACAACCGGGTAATCACCTGGGCCTCTGGTTGAGTAGTGAAGACGGCAACATGTACATGGATGTGTCGAAGGTTGGCACGCCGGACGAGAAGACCATCGCGCAGGCGCAGAAAGCGAAGCAGCTTGCGGTCTTCGATCTGAGCAACTTCAACACGATCGACGTTGGGACGATAGATGAAGAAGGCAAGTACACGAAGCTCGGCAAAGCGTCCGATCTTAATGATCAGTACCGCAGGAAAATCGAAGGAACAGATCAAGGCGGAAGCCAGGGCGGCGTATCTGAAATACGTTCAGTCGCATCAAAAGCCGTAGATGAGCCGCTTGAGTGGACCGGACCAAAAGTCGCAGAGCCATCGAAGTTCGTTGAAGTTGGACAAGACATCAACTATCGATGGACATCGGGCGACTTCGATGAAACCAAGCAAGCAATGCGCGAAGGTGTCAGAGATGTTCAGCTTCATGGATATTCGGGTTTAACCGATAAAGAAAAAGCCGCGTTTGTAAGCCTTTCCGATCTTCATACTTCTACGTTTCCCGAAGAACTCCATCTTGTCGGCAAAGAGATCGCTGCTCGTGCAATCTATGCAAAGCCGACTGAGCAGGAGTTGTATCGCGGAATCGGAATGACTCAGTCCGATATTGATGAGCTAAAGGTTGGCGGCAAGTTATCCATTCCTGCTTCATCTTTCGCCGTTGTTCCCGAAGATGCCAAGTCCTATGCGATCGGTCAAAGCAGTTTCGGTTGGGTTTCGAAGGACTACCCAAGCGGCGGCAAGCCCGTTGTCTTAAAACTTGAGTCCGGCGCAAAGGTCACCTCGATTGAGGGCGGTGATTACGAGCGTGTCGGATTCGGCACATTCAAGATCGTTAACATCGATCCGCTTGCACGCATAGATGTAAATGGAGATTTTGTCGCCGGTCCTCCCGGCCCAAACGACAGAAGCGTCACCCTTCTTACTGTTCGTCAGGAATCACTGCAAGAGTACGTTCCGCCTGCCGCTGCGTCCGGCGCAGACCGGAAGATCCCCGAATACACGATCGTTCCCGGTGTTGAGATGCGAGTCGGGTTCGACCCGAAAAACTATGTGCCGCCTGACGATTCGTGGCTCAAGCCCCAACCCGGCGACATACAGAACTATGACAACCCCATCCGCACTGCGAAGCAGTTAGAGGCGCGGCACCCGAAACTTGATGTCGAGTTCCCAACGTATTGGATTGCTGACACTGGACCGGCAACGTCGGCGGCAAGAGCAGTCGATGACCTTCTCGACAAGTATCCGCAAGCCAACATCAGAGAAGTATCGGGAACCAAGAGATTGAGCACGTCGAACCGCTATGCGGAAACCGATGTGTGGCAAGCGGGTCTTGCGATGGATCGCGACATGACTGCAACCGAGATCCGTTTGGATAAAGATCGTTTCGCGGACGGCAAGACACTAGAGAAGAGCTATCAGCACGCGATCGATGTTGGCTATCACCCTCCCAAAGATGGAAGTGATGCTGCGACAACGATTGTCACGCACGAGTTCGGGCACGGCATGGACGCAACTGGCGGATACCAAGCAAGCCAGAAGTGCCTCGACACACTGAAGACTGTTTACGAGAAAGAAGCCGAAGGAAGCGCAACAGCGGACGGCTTCAAAGATTGGATGAAGTCAAAGCTGTCGGCATACAGCTTCGATGACTTCGGTGCCCTTAACCCGACAGAAGCCGTCGCAGAAGCGTTCGCTCACGTCGAGACTGATCCGGCCACCGCCAACTCTGCAGAGAAGGCATTGTACGAGCTTGTGGTCAATGCCTCAAAAGATAAAGCTGCCGCATCGAAGGTGACTAAGCCCGGTTGGGTGATGTCCGCTGGTGTGCAGCCATCGAAAACCGTTGACGCTCAGGAACAGTCGCGCCTCGATGCCGCTAAGGCGAAGCAGAAAGCAGCGGATGACAAAGAGGCCGCGAAGCAGGCAAAGGCTGCCGCTCGCGAGGCTAGGGCTGCCGAAAAAGAACAAAAGAGAATCGCCAAAGAAAAAGAAGAAGAGATCAAGGCTCGCGAGAAGGCTCGCGGTTTCGGATCTGTTGAGGCTCGCATCAAAGAGGGCACTGAGGTCAAACCGATCTATCAGATGAACGCTGACGGCACGTTCCAGATGATGGAGATCAAGGACGAGGACACTGGCGAGAAGAGTCTCGTCAAGAAAGTCGATGTCGCTGCGACATGGGCGCAGCTTGAGAAAGACGGCTACAAGGTTCTTGAGGACAACTGGAAAGCCGCTCTCGACGCTTCTGAGCCTTGGGCAAAAGAGCTTGGCGCGAAGTGGTATCCCGACTTAACGAAGATGTGTGACACGTTTGTCGAGAAGTACGGCGAACAGTTTCAGAAGGAGTGGGGTATCCCTTTGACGAGGGATCTCGCTGCATCGTTTATTGCCGCCTGGTCTGAGAACAACAAGTGGGCCGGTAACCTCATCGGTGTTCGAAAGTGGTTGGACGGCAGTGGCTCTCGGCCCTACTTTGTTCCTCTCAATTCGTATGATTACTCACTTCGCAAGGAGTACGCGAAGAAGTACAAAGAGTTGACCGGCAGCGACACGGGGTATGACTTCCACGTCGATAAGGCCATGAGGGCGATGAAGAATCCTCTCGGTGGCGTGGCTGATCTTCGTTCCAATGCGACTACCGCTCCGAAGCCTGCTGACTTCGCCGCGAACGCTGCCGGTGACTACATGAGGGGCACAACGGATCGTTGGGTTGCTCGCATCATGTTGCACACCGATGACAAAGGTTTTGCGGAGCAGATGCGTACCTATGCGCGTACCGTAAACAAGGTGAACGATCCTGTCGGCTACAAGCGCATGGCGGAAGTTCTTGAGCGAGTTGCAAAAGAGCGGGGCATGGATACGTCTTCAGTTCAGGCGATCCCGTGGGTTCATGTTGTCGGCCCGTTGGGTTCTGTCGCATACATCAACGATCTTTCGAGCTATGACGCGATCAAGGCTGAGACTCTTGCAGAGGTTTCGAAGATTGAGGCGAAGTTCGCGCCTACTGCTGTCGGCACTGCGGAAGCTCCAGATAAAGGCAATCTTGTGACCGTTTACCACGGCACCAATGCCGAGAATGCCAACAAGATCGTCACCGATCAGAGCTGGCTTCCCGGAAATGGAGGATGGTTTACTACGGACCTGAACCGCGCCAGGGCATATGCCGGTGATTCGGGTTCTGTTGTCTCACTTGATGTTCCGCGTAGCCAGATCAAAGCAGAACCTGCTGGTAATCCCGAGTTCTACATACCGCAGAAGTCTCGCGCTTTGCGTCGGGGAACTTTCCAGCTTGTGCCGGGTGAGAAGTGAACACAATCCACTACTTTCAAACACACTTCGAAGGCATCAAAGACAGCCGCTTCGACTCACTCCAGGGCGCAATGGCATACGCCGAAACGCTCGACGCGCCAACAGGATTCATCGTTTATGTTCCGCAGGCCGGTGGCGACGGCTACATCATCGTGAAGTACACCGAGGGCGACATCGAGGACGCGCAACCGTAAAGGGGTTAACAATGGCAAACGGACTCTACGCAAACATCCACGCAAAGCAAGAGCGCATCAAGAACGGATCAGGAGAGCGCATGCGTAAGCCAGGTACGAAGGGTGCGCCGTCAAGCTCAGACTTCAAGGCCGCTGCGAAGACGGCGAAGAAAAGCAAGTAGTGCAACTCAGCCCACCGACTCGTGCTGAATTGATGAGGACGTTCAATCGTTTTCTCGATGACATCGTCAAGGGCAACCGTCGCTGGGTTCCTACATGCACCGGCTTGGACGGGCCGACGATCGCGGCACTGAATGACCTTGGGGCGCAAAAGAAGAAGCGTCCCGTTGATATCGCTGCTTGCCGGGTGGAGTTCGCCCGAATGCTCGACGGCACCCACGCGAGGGACCAAGACGAGCAGATCGCTTCAATGTTTGAAGCGCAATAAGGTTTCTTCCTGCAACACTGCAGGATTCGCCCCGAAATGGGGTTCTAGCGAAATGCTAAAGGAGCAATCCATTGTCCGAAAACGAAATCATCGACACTGCACCGCCAACACCTCTAGACATGCCGGGTGCCAAACAGACTGCGCCGCAATCTGATTCGACACCGGCAGCGACGGAGGAAGCGCGATTAGAAGCGAAGGCCGACACTGAAGCCGGTTTGACTTCCGAAGAGCGCGATGAACTTGAGCGTCTGCGTAACTTCCGCAAACAGACCCGAGATTGGGAACGCACAGCGAAGCAGAATCTTGAGGACGCAAAGCGGTTCCGCGACTTGCGCGATCAGTTGGGCGGTAAGGATGAAGGCGAAGCGGATCCGTTGGCCGAGGTCAACAAGCTTCGCGCCGAAGTCGAGTCGGAGCGCAGGGAACGCATTCGGGAACGTGTCGCCCGAGAAACAGGTGTTCCCCCGACTCAGATCACAGGCACCGATGAAGAGTCGATGAGAGAGTCTGCAACGCAGGCACTTTCGTGGGCAAAGGAGTTCGTGAAGCAAGCTGGAGTTCCGCTCGCGGCACCAGCATCCAATGTCAACAGCGACGGCAAACCGGGCGACGAACGTGCCGGACAAATCAAGTCGCGTGACGAACTAAACAATATGTCTCCCCATGAGATCACCAAAGCGTACAAAGAAGGACGCCTGGACGTTCTCATGGGAAAGCAAGTGTAGTAAGGAGATTCGCCAACTATGGCTATCACTAATTTTATCCCACAGCTTTGGGCAGCTTCGATGCTGGAACTGTGGCTGGCTCAGAACGTGTTCCCGTCGCTCGTTAACCGCGAGTACGAAGGTCTTGCGACCAAGGGCAACACGGTGAAGATCACTGGTGTGGTTGCGCCGACCGTCAAGGACTACAAGGCCGCTGGTCGAGTTACCTCCGCCGACGCTATCACCGACACCGGCATCGATCTGCTGATCAACCAGGAGAAGTCAATCGACTTCTACGTCGATGACATCGACCGGGCGCAGGCCGCTGGTTCTCTGCAGCCGTACACCGATGCCGCCGCTTACGCGATGGTGGCCGACACCGACCGCTTCATCGCTAACCTGCTGGCGCAGAACGGAAGTCGTCTTACCACTTCCGTTTCGAGCATCACCACCGGCAACGATGCGTTCAATCTCATCAAGGACGCTCGCAAGCAGTTGAACAAGAACAACGTGCCGCCGGACAACCGTGTTCTCGCCGTCAACGCCGAGTTCGAAGGCTTCCTCCTGGGTGCCGATTCGAAGTTGACGAACTTCTGGAACACGGGCGAGCAGGGCACGCCGGGTCTGCGTAACGCGACTCTCGGACGGCTGCTCGACTTCCAGGTGGTTGTTTCGAATCACCTGCCGAGCAACGATGTTCCGCAGTTCATCGCGTTCAACTCTCGCGCTGCTGCTTTCGTGTCGCAGATCGATCAGGTCGAGGCTCTCCGCAGCCAGGACAAGTTCGCTGACCGCATCCGTTCACTGCATGTGTACGGCGGCAAAGTTGTCAAGCCGGTGGGTGTTGTCACCTACGGTGTCAGCGGCAGCTAAAACACTCAAGGAGAAGTAGATGACGTTGCCGCCTCTGGCTACTGGCAATGATGTCGCCAATTCGCTTGGCGTGCAATACGTTAGCGAGCTTCCGCAGCCGATGAAGATCCGCATGGATCAGACTCTTGCGAAGGTTTCGCGCCGGTTCCGGTTAGAGGCGCAACGCATCTTCTCTCCAGGGACTTACACTCACCAGTTCCGCATCCAAGCCGGTGCAGTCCGGCTCTTGGAAGCTCCGAGCACCATTCTCGGAATCGCAATTGAGGGTCTTCCTCAGTTCAGTTGGGGCGCAGTGAGTTTAGAAGTTCCCGTCATCACTGGTAGCGAGGTGCCGGTTGATCCCGGCACCTTGTTCACCATCCCCGACACTGCGCCAGCGTGGCACGTTGATGGTGCCTGGTTGCGATGGGATGACTGGTATTACTGGCAGATGGGCGGACGGCTCACTGAGGTCAACTATTCGTGGAGCACTGCTGTGCCGTTGGATGTCACCGCTGCGGTGGCCGACATCGCCGCGAGGAACCTTACCGTCGATCCGATGTCCGCTGTCAGGCAGTCAAAAGAGTTGCAGTCCAGACACTTTCGTCAGATGACTGCTGACTGGGTTTCGTCCGGCGACACAGGGTTCACTGATCACGATGTCGAGGTTGCTCGCTCGTATCGATACCCTGCACCTCCGATGATTGTTCAGCAGATGTCATCTCGTGACTACTACTACTCCAGCTTCTTCTCGGATAGTTCATGGGCGTAGGTTCTTTCCCCGCACCGTATCTCGTTGACTGGTTTGCTTTTTCCTCTACTGGAATTGATGAGCTTGGCAACGCTGTGCAGTCATGGTCCTCCCCGGTTCAGATTGCCGTGCAGGGTTGGGATATCACCTCGATGGTGACGCAGGACGGCCACATCAAGGAAGAACACCTTGAGGGGTTCTTGATGTGCCCTCCTGACTTCTCACCGAGTATCAAAGACCGAATCCGCCTGCCGGAAGGGCTGTTTGAGATCACTGGGCGAGACATTGAGATTCATGGTTTCGATCGCTGGCAGCCGGGAAACATCTTTATCTTGAAGAGGGTTGAGGGATGAGGATTCAGTTCCATGCTCGTGAGTGGCATAGCGTCGAGGAAGAGATTGTCGATAAGCATCTTCTTCCCGCATGCCAGGAGCTTGCTGCAAAGTGCAACATTGATGCAGGGCTGGACAACCAGGGTTATATCGCTGACGTTGACACCGTTGGCGAAGGAGTTCCGTTGAGGCTGCACGCTTTTCGCGCAACAGTCATTACGAGAACCAGGGCGGCGAAGCTGGACAACATCGCTTACGCGAGGTTGATTACCAACTTCTATTTAGTGGAGGCCGCTCTCCGATGAAGGATTCGGTTACCGGACTTGACATCCCAGACACGGGGTTCTTTGAGTACGGAACCGTGGTGGGTGTTCGCTACCTTCGGCAGCGACTTCCATTGGATATCGTTGTGGCATCGCAGGTTCCTAATCCCCGACCGGCAAGGTTGGTGACGGTTCGCGGTGCCCCAACGGGACGCAGCACGATGAACATGGTTCTTGCCATGCGCCGCCTCATCATCGACTGCTATGACACAACAGAGGCGCAGGCGTGCCGCACAGCCGAAATGGTTCGCGGCTACATGATCGATGGAATGTACAGGGCGGGTTCAGGTTTCAGGGATGTAACCGTTGTCGGTGAGCCTTACTATTGGCCTGACCCTTCCGATCCCTCGGCCACTCCACGCGCACAGATGACCGTGGACATTCTGATTCGTAGCCGACAGATCGGCTCGTAAGTTTCTCTTTCACAAGGAGTTTCATCAATGGCATCCAATGTCACCAACATTTATACCGGGCAGCCGCTCGCTTCTGGCGTGGTCTTTGTCGCGCCTCTGGGCACCACTGCTCCGACTTCTGCTACTTCTACCCTTGGCGTTGCCTGGGTGGACCTGGGCTATGCAGGCCGCGACGGCTTCGTGGAGAAGAACGATCGCAAGATCGACTACAAGCGCAGCTTCGGCGGCAAAGTGGTGAAAGTGCTTCAGACTGAGTACAACTCGATGATCGAGTTCACTCTTCTGGAGTCCGTCAACGCCAACGTGCTCAAGGCCGTCTTCGGCGCAGGCAACGTGACCGTCACTCCTGCGACCACCCAGCACGGTACGCAGATCCAGGTCAACAAGAACGCGATCAAGCTGCCGCACCAGTCATGGGTCATCGACTCCTATGACAGCGAGTCCGGTGCAAAGTACCGCAACTACATTGCGGACGGCAAGATCATCACCGTCGCGGACATCAAGCTCGCGTCTACCGACACCATCGAGTACAAGATCATGGTTGAGGCATTCGAAACGGTGCGGGGCAATGACAACATTGTCACCTTCACCGATGACGGTGTGGTTTCGGGTTCGTAATTAGGGTGTAGGTGGTCCGGCCTTTGAGGACTGCTGGTTGACAGTTCTTGGGCCGGACCACCGTTCCACCGTGGAACGATGCTCAGCTACACATTGACAGGGCAGAAGGTTGCTCTGAAAACACTCGCGGAGATCCCTGCTGATGTTGTCGAGTCCGGCGACGTGTGGCAGATATTGCGTTGGGCTGCAATAGATCTGCAGCCTTTCGATGAAGCTCCGATGAGGAAGATCCGCTCACTGATTAAACGGTGGGAGAAGGATTCAACCGTGACGATGAATCAAGTGCGGTCGATGATCGCTTTGATCAAGAGGCACAGCGATGCGTTAGAAGCCGACCTGTTAGGTATTGGTCTTCGTTTGCGTCATTGTCCTTCACCTGAGTTCAACTGGCGTGACTTGTGGGTGTTCATCTCTCACATTGGCGTTGATTCGAAGTTGTATGCCGCGACGAATCCTGAGTCTGCCGGTTGGAACAAAACGAACATGCTCATTGCAGAGGCTGTCGATTACTTGGGTTGGCTGCAGTGGGCGAAGACTAAGTCAGCGTCGGAGGGCGGTAACCCGCCGGATCGTGTTCCTCGTCCCGGCGTGCAGCCGAATCCTGCCAGGAAGGGCAGCAAGGTTAAGCCTGTTCCGATTGACAAGCTGCGTGAGGTGTTCAACCTCGATGAGCGCAATGATCCTGCACGGGATCGCAAGTTGCACAACATATTCCATTAATACAGAAGGAAGACACCCATCATGTCTTTTACGTTTAAGACTCAGATCGACGGTAAAGATGTCGAGTTGCAGTTCAAGCCTTACGGCGATGCGCCGGGGCGGATCTCGCGTCACAACGTCGGCAACATCGAGGCCCAAGTTTGGGCCTATCTGGAGTGGGGATTGATCTCCCCCGAGAAGTGGCCTCTCGATGGAAATGGTGCTGGCGCAAACATTTTCGATGTCATGCCTCAGAAGCAGATCACCGAGCTTTATCGGTTGTGGCAAAACGCCGACGACGAAGGGTAACAACCTAGATGGCTGAAGGTACAAAGCTCGCAACTGGCTACATCGAACTGACCGTCAAGTACGGCGGCGCGATGTCTGCTGTCGCGAAAGACCTTCAGGAACTTGAAGCGAAGGCTCAGCAGTCCGGCGAGCGTGCCGGACAGAAGCTTGGCGATGCAATGTCGCAAGGCTTGAAGCGCACCGGAAGCGGTGGCCTCGGCTTGTACTCGCAGTTCGAAGCTGAACTGGAGAAGATGCAGTCCTCGTGGAAGTCTTTCGAGGATCGCATCGGCCACGCTGCCGGGTCTAGCAGAGCGTGGGGTCAGTTCACGTCTGAGATGCGTGCGGACTTCACTGCTAAAGCCGCCGACATGGGCAAGGCTCTTGAAACGCATCTTCAAACTGCTATGCAGCGCAACCAACTTCAGGCTCGCATGCAAGCTAAAGAGATGGCGACGACGTTCGCAGAGGGCGGCAAGGAAGCCGGTTCGAAGTTCAGCGAGTTCTTCAAGAACCAGTTCATTCAGTTCGCCGGTATCGTCGGTGTCGCAACGAGCGTCGGTGAGTTCATCAGAGCCGGTTTTGAGAACTTGTCAGTCATCGAGGACACGCAAGTCAAGCTTGAGTCTTTGGGCATGACTGGTGATCGGATCAAGGATGTCTTTAGGGGCATTCAGGATGCGACGGCTGGTACTGCGTATTCGTTCACTGAGATCCTTGCTCCTGCTGCCGCTGCTGCTGCTGCGGGAATCCCTGAGCAGCTTGGTGTTTCGATGCAGAAGTACACCAAGACTGTCGAGGATGTTGCCGCTTTGAGTGGTGCTGGCTTCGATCAGATCAGCAACATGATGACGAAGGCCGCGACTCGTGACAAGGCGACTGTTCGCGATCTGATTCAGTTGGCGGAGAACAATGTTCCGTTCTCCCAGTGGTTGCGTGAAGACCTGGGTATCAGTCAGTCCGATGTGGATGAGTTGATATCCAAGGGCGACGTGACGTTTCAAATGTATTTCGAAACGATGCAGAACCACGCTCAGGGCGCGGCGGAGCGCATGGGCGACACCCTTGGTGGTCAACTTCATCTGATTGGTCAGAACGTCGGCTCGATCGCGCAAGCGGTGATGGAGCCGTTCTTTGGGCAGGCCGGTGGAGCGGTCAAGTCTCTCAATGACAAGTTGGCCGACTTTGCAACGTGGTTGCATGCTCATCAGCCAGAGATCGTTGGTTTCTTTGAGACAGTGGCAGACAAAGCGTTTGGCATGGTTGAGGGTGTCATGCATGCTTTGCAGTCTGCTGCAGGGAAAGTCGGTGAGATCCTCAAGGACATCGGCAAGGGCGAAGGCATTTTTGACTTCCTTCCCGACAGCGTGTTGAAGGGACTTACTGATGCCGGTAACAGCTTCAGTAACTTCAGCGACAGCATCGGTAGAGGCGCAGACAACGTAGACAAGCTGAAGGGCAAGCTCGACGGCGGCTTCGACAACATGAAGTACCTTGCCGAGTTGTCCGGCATCTTCGAAGAGAACTGGTCGAAAGCTCATGTGGCTTCTGACGGCATGTCAATCGAGGCATCAAACATCGATGACACGCAGAAAGGCCAACTTCAGGACAGAGGGTTCACTGTCAAGGATCTCGGCAACGGCCAGGTCCAAATCGCACCCGATGCAAGTAAAACCGGAGCATCGCCTTGGGATGACGGCAAAAGCGTATTCCAAAGTGCCGAAGCAGCTTTCGAACACTTCAAGAGAACTGCTGAAGAAGACAAAGTCAAAACTAGCGCAGATACTGATCCGGCGAAGAATCAAATCGAGAGCTTGCCGAAACAGATTGGCGACGGCAATGGTCTTGTCATTCCGGCGAAGCTTGATGTCGATAAGTCCGCCCTCGACAACCTGACCGCCTCCATTGGTTTGGGTGCGGGATCGTTTGCTTTTGGAAACATGGGACTTGGTGCCGGTTCGTATGCTTCCGGTTCGGGCGTTGAGCTTGGTCCCGGTAGGACTGACATTAATGCTCCGGTTGTTCCTGGTACTGGATCGAACTACAACATCGTTGACTGGATGAAAAACATGGTCAACGTGTTTGATTCCAGCACTGCGACAAAGCTTTCCATCACTGCCGACCGCGAAGGCGCAACGGGTAAAGGTGTTGAACCCGGTGATGTCGGCCATCCTCTTGATAAAGCTTGGCATAGCATGAACCGCGCAGTGGACATATCCGGCCCTACTGCCGACATGGCAAAGTTCGTGCAATGGTGGACAAGCAATCCCGCTAACGTTGCATCGACCCTTGAACTTATTCACAATGATTCCCTTGGCAGCACCGCAAGGAATATCAAAAACGGCCAAATGGGTAATGGATTCGATATCTTCGGCTCCGATCTTATGGCGCAGCACGGGCCGGATCCTTCCAATGGCGGTCACGTTCATCTTGCATTACAGGGTGTGCCGATAAGTTTCGACGGCCAGGGAAACATGATGATCGGAAGCGGAGCAAACGCTTTCACGGTGTCTCCCGACGGCAAGCTTGGTGGCGGATTGTTTGGCAGTGGTGGCCTTAATCCCGGCAGCGGGGGAGTGCTTAACACGTCTGCAGGTGGAGTCGCCCTGTCTGATTACAGCAGGCCGTTGACTCCTGCCGACTTGCAGCCCGGTCCTGTTCTGCCAAGCAACCCTGGCGCGACTTATGACGAGAACGGCGATCCGAATCCTGCCCCGCCCGTTACCCCGGCTGGTGCAATGCCGAATCCCCTTATGCCACAAACCAGTTCGGGCAAAAAGCCAAAGGTCAATCCCGATCTGGTAAACAACCCCGATCTTGCGAACTTGCCGACAGCGATGGTCAACCCTTACACGGGCGCAGTCAATCCCTATGCTGCTCCCAATTACACGGGTTGGGGTCCGAAGCCTTCAGAAGTCAATCAGCACGAGTACGAGTTGCGCGGCATCAACCGAGAATACGATCAGATGAATCATCATCTTGATCAGTTAAATGAAAAGCTGAAACAAGAAGCGGCTCTTCGTGACAAGCTCGCAGCGATTGTGAATCAGCATCCGAATGATAAAGACGCGCAGGCTAACTTGAAGGCGCAGCAGCAAGTTGTTGATGATCAGCAGGCTCAGATCGGTGATCTTCAGTATCAGATGGAAGGCAATAGGATTCGTTTGCAGAACTCAAACGATGCCTGGAACGATAAGTTGAATCAGGATCAGTACCGGCAGGACAAGTCTCAGTACGGGATGGACGGCAGGGGTGTCGGTGGTGCTGGAAATGGCAAGGGCCGCAACCCATTTGCAATTCCCGATCTCGGCCAGATGTCATCAATCTTCCAAAAGGGAGTGACTGAAGAGTTCCTCCCGCCGGGATTCGAAAACCCTCTTGATAATCCGATCGTGAAGGGTGCCGCAGGGATCCTCGGCTTCATCTCGGGCATGATGCCTGACCCGATGTCGAAAGCGTTGTTCGCTGGTGCTGCCGACGTTCTGTCGGGCAAGGGCGGCGGCTCCGCTTTGATGAGCATCATCCCTGAGCAGTTAGGCGGAAGGATGAAAGCGCAACAGCAGCAAATGGATCCGAGTGCTGTTGTTGGTTCGGCCAGTCTCGGTATGCCTGGTCCTTTCGGTGCCCCGTCTGGTCCTCTTCCTGGTCCTGCTGATCTTGCAACCCCACCCGGCGGAGGTTCTGTGTACAACATCGGTCCTCAATACAACGGTGCAGTGATTCAGGGTGCTGATCCTGTGCAGCAGGCTCAGCAGGCTCAGACGGCGCAGACAAATGCGATTAGGGCTGTGCCGCAGACTCAGGTATTGCCGGTGGCGCGTCCATGACATTGCCTACTGGTCTTCCGCCTGGATTAGAACCTCCCACAACGCTTTTCGCCGGTCTTCCACGCAGATGGCAAAACACCGAAACGAAGATCGTCCTCATCGGGGTTGACGGCAGCTACTGGAACCTCACCGGCAATTACGCCGGAAAAGAGGGTGTGACCCTCGCGCAGCACGTCACTGGTCTGATGCACCTACCCTTCAACACTCTTGTGTCTGAAGGGCCGTATCAGATCGGCGCAACGTATGAGCGCACAGACGTGAAGAAACGCACCATCAACATCGGTGTGCAGGTTAACGTCCACACCACCGGGACTGACACGCTGTGGAGCTACCGTCGCATCGAGGAACGATGGTGGCGTGCGTGGAGCTTCAAAGAGGACTCATGGCTTGGCTGTTACACGCGTAGCCACGGGTGGCGTTGGTTGCGTGTCCGTTTGTCTGAAGATCCGAAGACTCCGTTCGTTCTTGATCCTGTCGCGTTTGATGATGGGTTCATGCAGTGGGACATGGTTGTTGTTGCGCTGCAGCCGTATTGGCTGAAGGCGACGAAGGCAAGCAAGTGGGTTAACAGTGCATCTACGTCGATGAACTGGTACACGGTGGAGCAGCTTGTTGCCGCTGCCGAGAATACGTTCTCGGAGATCTTGACAGGCCAGGGCGGAACATTGGTTCCCGGCCATGACATCGGGTCCGGCGTGCTGAAGGCATGGAACCACGGCGATGTCGCAGAGTGGCCTAAGTTCCTCGTGTCCTCACCGGGCCGCGCATGGATACAAGACGGCAACGGCGGCGCGATGATCCCTCTGCCGGTGACCACAGACCAGGACGGCACCGTTCTTGTCGATACAGATCCGATGGCGCGAACCTTAACGTGCTCAACGGATCCCGTTGACCCTCTGCTGTATCGCATCCTTCGTAACAGTGAACTGCTGCAGGTTTTGTTGGGTGACGTGGTCAACTCGACTCAACCAATTAACAAGCGGTTCTATGGACGGTTCACCACTCCGATCCCCCCTCGTTCGCTTGCGAATATCAAAGTGTTCCATAGTGATCCGACCGGCACGGTGGCGATGCTTGTCGGCCAGCGTTTCGAAAAGGCTTACGGGTGAGCGCATCAACGTCGGGCTTCAACCCCACTGACATCGTCAGGGCAAGCTCGCCGGATGTTGCGGCCAGCCCAGTGTCGGCATACCGATACCTCAACGCTAAACGCAAGAACCTTCTCGACTCCGCGCACCAGCGTCCACTGATTCGTTTGTGGGATGAGAACCACAAGTACATCGGGACGATCGGCAACGAGGTTTCCGTTTCGTGCGAGGAACTGATGGCCGACAGCGGATCCGCAAGCGTGGTCATCCGCAAGGACAATTGGCTGTCTGACTTCATCATGTATGACCGGCGTGCAGAGCAGGATCTGCACATCACGATCGATCCGATTCCGACGCAACGATCGTGGCGTACACGTTGGGGCGGCAAGGTTGTCACGGTTAATGCGAAGCGATCGAGCGAGGGTTTGCACACGATTGAGTTGCAGTGCATTCATAACCGCGAGCATTTGAAACATGTTATCGCGCAATCGAATCCGATCTTCGGTGCTGAACTGCAGCTCCCCAAGATGTGGGTGCTGCCTGCGAACTGTCGCACCGCGATCACTGTTTCCGGCATTGTGAACTTGGCGCGGCAGTTCGAACCTGTTCTTGCGATACCGGACAACATCTTTAATCCCGGCGCATGGTTGGGCACCTCGGCCTCGATGATTAATCCGATGGCATGGCCTATTCAGTTCCAGTGGATTAATCCTTTTGTGGATCAAAGTCGGACAGAGGTGTTTGCTTCTCGGTGGTCTGACATGCACACCACAACGCAGGGCATTCTTGAGGATGCCGGTTGCATCGTTCGTGCTTATACGTTCATCGCGGGGGAGGACACCGAGTCGCCTCATCCTGAGCTTGCCGACATCGGCACGTTGTTGCCCGGTGCTCTTGGTAAGTATGCCGGTGAAGTTACGCATGACATGTTCATGCCGAAGCGTAATTGCATTATCCTTGCGGTTGAGGATAAGTCGGGTGTTCACGGTTGGACTGGATCGCTGGCGGACGGGCCGCTCTCGCTGATCTCGTCCACGGCAGATGACCTAATTACTGACACGCTGATACCCGAGTACGATCTCAACGGCGACGGCCAAACAGACCCACTCATCAGACGATGGTTCGCAGCAGCACCAGAAAAGCCACACGTCATCTTCCGCGACGGCGACCTTTCCGGTATCGGTGAATCGGAACGAGCAGTTCACGGTGCGACCGCGAAAACCGTTGTTGTGGGCGGACATTCGCCAGGTTGGCTGAATGACGCTATACGCTTCGGTGTGCAGTACGGATTGTCGGAACTGTCGAGCTTGTTCTACTTCTTCCAAGGCAACAGCGGCAGCGGCCAGGTACCCGGCACTCCCGGCCTCGATGCCCTGTACACCGATCAGCTTTCAGACGTGTTCTTCGCATACCAAAGGTTCTCCGATCCTCGCCGCATGATCTCGTCCGGTGACTTCGGATACCTTGAGCAATTTGAACAGGGCGGCAGCGGCGGAGGGACTGCGTACACGATCAGCGGTGTGCTGAGTCTTCGTGCGGCGCAATGGAAAACGCGTGCGTACACCAGCTACAAAACGACGGTGCGTAACGCTGCACCGTGGATCTACAACTACGATTACACACTTGGCGATCGTGTCGGGTTTGAGATGGCGAACGTCATCTACACCGATCAAGTCGCTGGCGTGAAGTACCAATGGGATGTCAACAGTCCCGTGAAGTACGAGATCTCGATTGGAACTGATCAGAGCATGAAGGATCCTGTGCTGTCGGCCTTGAAGGCGATCAATGGGATCTGGAATCTGTTCGGCATGTTCGCCGGTTCATCGAGTTTGTTCTAACCCCACCACCACTGAAGGATGCCCCACATTGGGAATCGTTGATGATATGCGCCGCCGTTTCGAGGAAGAAGGTGAATCGGCTCGCGAGTTTGACACTGCCACACTGACTTTGATGTCGGATCTTCGTTACCCTGTGTCGAAAGACGGCAGCATCGTTGACCTCATCTACTTCTCTCCGCTGATCGCCTACCATCTTGCGCGATGTGGTTGGCGCATTGACCCATCGAAGCGTCAGATCAAACCCCGTCCGATTGTGGCGAAGGGTGTTCAAGAGGGTGCGATTGAGTGGGTTGATGTCGATGAGCCTGACGATCCTCTCGCGAACTTGCACAGTATGACGATCGCTGAAATTGACAGCCTGCCACCGCATTTGAGAGCAGAAGCTTTGCGGCGGTTGGGTGCGCCGGAAACGCCGGATCTTCCCGACAATCCTGGGTGGCATGTGTCTACGACGTTGAATGTCGCTGACGCGCCGGACCCTAACGATGGCTACGAGTGGAGTGGCCGCAAAGGAGATGTGAAGTGACACAACCGAATACAGGTGATGAGGTTTACCTGGGTTCGATGCTCGCCAATCTGCACTTTTGGGGTGTTGTTGGCGACGGCTCGACACCTCCCGCGATCGAAGGAAGCTTCGAACTTTCCGGCACTGACGGCACCGTCACATTCGATGCGCTCGTCGGGCCGCAGGGTGTGCCCGGTGAACCGTCACCGATCGTCCGCATGCAATACGATGCGAACTTTACCGATCCGAATCAACTGCCGACGAACCTGACTAACACCAGTGCCGACATCGGCAAGGCTTATTGGATCGGCAACACGGTTTACATGTGGTCCGGCACAACGTGGTATCAGAAGCAGATGGGCACTGTCGGTCCTCCCGGCCCAGTTCCGCGCCTTCACTTCTCAACGCAACTCGTCACCGACAACAGCATGACTTCCCCTGTCGAGGTTGTGCAGTCGGGCACCGACCTCAACCCTGGTGTGTTGATCAAGTTTGATGCCGAGTCCATTCGCGGTCCTCGTGGCACTGCTGCTGCTATCCGCTCCGCGCCGGACTACAACAACACCACCGCGCCGCAAGACGGCCAAGCGATCTGCTGGTCTACATCGCAGAACAAGTGGGTTCCTCGATCGTTTGACGTGTTGTCGATCCGCGCCTACTCCGTTCCTGAAGCGAACTTCAACGGATACCTCGGTATCGGTACACGTCAGAACATCGGCATGTTCTCCGTTCCACCTCAACCGTTCGCGTGGAAACCGTTGGTGTGGGGTCACATTCGCGCACAAGGTGTTGACCTCACTACTGATCCTTTGACGATTGGTTGCGAAGTCACCATCGGTGATCCCGTGAGCGGTCCTCGTGTCGCTCGTGGCTTCGGCAACATTTCAAACTACGCGAACATCATGCCGCACTTCTCAACGCCAACCAACAAGGCTGATGCGATCACTCCTGACAATGCGAAAGCTGTTGTGGCGGCGCATCACACGGGCACGGCTGGAAACATTTACATCTCGCTGTACAACGATGGTGCGATCGGTGAGTACAGCTTCGATCCGACTAACGCCCAGCTTGTTGTTCTGGTGGTGCCTGTCTCGACTTACTCGTAGGGGTAGCGCATGCCAAGAGCATTTGATCCTCATCCACTAAAGATCGACTACAACCCTCTTGAAAAGAGGACGAACCTTAACCCTGGAGATCTCGCGCAGCAGAAAGCGGATCTCATTGACCGGCTGCTGTTTTCATGGATCGACGCTTTCATCGAAGCGTTTAAAGAACTCACTGGCATCGACTTGCGCGAGTGGATTCAGTTCCTCGAAAGGATCGCTGCCGCTTTCGGTTTCGTTCTTGAAGACGGTTTGAAGACGATCGACGGTTTCCTTATTGGTTTAGAGGATTGGGCCGGTAAGGCTTTTCAGGATGTCGTCAAGATCATCAAGGATCTCACCGGCATCGACCTGAACAAGTTCGGTGATCTGATCACGTCGATCCTCGGGGCGTTCGGTATCACTCCGCCAACGGGACCAGTCACCATCGAGAGCCTCGTCACCGGGATCACCACTTGGGTTGGCGGACTGTTCAGCAACATCGTCCATGAACTGTTCCTTCTCACCGAGATCGACTTCACCAACTTCCCGGCCTTCCTCCGCACGGTAGCTGCCGTCTTTGGCATCACGTTGTCGCCTCAAAACTCAACCATCGCAGGGCTTTTCGCGGCAGTGAACAACTGGGTTCAGAACATCTTCACGATGGTTGCCCTTCAGATCAAGAACCTGACTGGCATCGACGTAACTCACTTCGGTGGTTTCCTTGACGATCTTGCCGGGGCATTCGGTATCAATCTCGGTTCCGATCCGACTCAGTTCACTATCGCGCACTTCATGGCCGGTATCGAATCGTGGGTCAGTGGACTGTTCTCTTCGATCGCCAATGAGATCCACAATTTGACTGGCATTGATCTGACATCGTTTTCGTCTTTTGTCAGCGATCTTGGATCGGTGTTCAATCTGAACTTGCCTACGAATCCGACGATCTCGGATTTCATTACTGCTCTGCAGCATTGGGTCGATGGGATACCGATCGTCGGTGACTTCGTGCTTGCTCTTACGGGCCAGGGCGGCGGTAACCTTCAGACTCTTGGGTTGTGGGCAGAGAGGCTGTTGACGAGTGGTTCGCTGATACCGGCGCAGAACATCTACGGCCAGCTTTCATCAAGCCTTCTCGGACTGATCCCGGCAAGCCACATCGGTGACGTTCAACCAAACTTGTTAGTCAACGGAAGCTTCGACACTGCGGACTCTCTGTCCGGCGGCGGATACTGGAACTGGGACCAGACTCACGATCACACCGGCAATGGTGGCGGAGCGGCACGCTTGGATCCTAAAGCGGCGCAACGTGATCTGATGTCAGACCTCATCGCCGTCACACCAAATCAGCAGTTGGCGATGCACGGATGGCTGATGTGGTCAGGCGTAAGGATCACCGGCAGCGGCGCATTTCACGTCGGACTGACCTGTTACTCCGATGAGTACGGAACGAACATCGTTCTCACGCCGGACCTCGCGAGCGATCCCTCTTCCGCCTCGGACGGCGGGTGGAGACAACTAAGCGGAACGTTCCAGGTTCCAACTGGGGTTAAGTCTGTCCGCCTTCGGTTGACCGTGACATCCATTGCTAACGGTGGAAGCGTGTGGTGGGACGATCTTTCTCTTTCAAAGACTGGTCAGATCCCACAATCGTTGGTCAATGGGCTTGAGTCCGCCCTTGCTGGCTTTCAGCAGAACTTGAGCAATCTGGTTGACGGTTTAGTGTCAACCCTTGAGGGTCTTCCGGTTGTTGGTACTGCGTTCAAGGCATTGTTCGATGCTCTCGGGATCGTTGTGTCCAACGCGCAGAACGCGATCGATGGCACGAAGACGGTTCACGATGATCTGCAATCTCTTCGCTATTCGCTGAACGGAACGCAGGGCAGCCCTGCCGATCTGTTCACCAACCCCGCCGGGTTCTTCGCGACGATTCCACAACAGATCGTCCCGGCGATCGGAACCACGATCGACAACATCGTCAACACTCTCGGTAATGCGTTCCTGGGCAACAACTTTCAACAAGCAGACCTGGAGCACGCGTTCTTGACTCAGAACGATGCGATCTTGGGTAACACGAGAGCGATACAGCAGATCCTCGCCGGACAGTCTGGCGGAGCGCAAGCATTCGATGACTTCAACCGGCCCAATCAAGGTGCATACATCGGATCGTGGGCGCAGCTTCCTGTCGTATCCAGAGTCGCCTACCTTCACGGCGGCGGAGGATACCCATCAACAGACGGAAACAATCTGGTCTGGACACTGTCGGCCAACAACGCAGCAGAGACATCCCTATTGAGATGGGTTGGAAACAACGCGCATTCGGGCACTGACTACCAAAACGTCAGCATCGTTCTGTCAAGCCAGGGCCAGGATCCTCTCCTTGGTTGGGCCGGTGAAGTTCACTTGCTTGCAAGGGTTTCCGATGACGGCCAGAACTACTGCCGAGTTCGAATCACGTCACACGTTCTGAACAACGATGCCCTGCAGATCTTCTACTGCGTCGGCGGCGTTGAGACACTGCTGTACTCCGCTCGATTAAATCCCATTCCAGGTTCTGGAACGCGGATCAATTACTTGTGCGGGCTGAAGGGTTCCAATGCGAGGACTCACACGGTGGTGATCAACAGCCAACCCGTCGCTGAAATCACTGAATCGTCCGCCGGTTCGCTTGTCGGATATTCCTATCGCGGTTGGGGATTGGGCCTGACAGCCGGTTACGGCTGGGACAACCCAACGATCTTTAACCTGTTCAACTTTCAGCAATCACTACCACCGGCTGTCAATCAATGGTCCGGCGTAGATCAGTAGCGGCTGATGTTTGACAAGCTACTGCTTCCGTTTCGTTTCCCTGGTGTCTTCGGTGCGGAGCCTCTTCCTCAGATCAAGCCTGCGCGGTATTCGACTCGCGCTGACATTCCGACTCGCGACATCCCCAATCGCGATGGCGGACAGTCGAGGCCGCGTTTCTACTATGCGACGGGAACGGCGTTCTTGTTTGACATCTTCGGTTCCGGCTACGGCCAGATCGGAGGTGGACAAACAATCCTCGTCCCTGGCATCGACGGCAGAACATTCACCTTCGACGGCGCACCAGTAAACGATCCATTCCCCTTCATGCTCGACGCAAAACTGTGGGATGCAATCAAGGTCGATTACCCGGCAGCGGCACTGCCGATGATCACGTCGCTCGCTCAAGGCAAGCAAGTGGTTATTGATTTGATCAATTCCAAGCCTGGCCCCTTCGCTGTGGGCGGCTACTCGCAGGGTGCTGCTTTGATGTCTTCGATCATCGATGAGATCCGTTATGGCTCATTGCAATCCAGGCAAGCGGACCTGCTTACATGTGTGACCTTTGGTAACCCGTGCAGGGAAACGAATCACACATGGCCGGGTTCTCTGTGGTCCGGCTGCATCGACATACCGGGATCGACAACCGGCGGTCACGGCTGCTTTCCCGAATCGCTCAGACTGAAAAACACACCAAACATTATGTGGGACTTCGTCAACCAGGACGAGATCATCGCCGGGGTTGGTGACAGCCTCGGTGGGCAAGACATTGTCAACGCGGCTGCGTTCATCACTCAGTATGCGACGAGCACCGACGTGCTTCAGTGGCTTGCCACTACTCTGCTGACACCAAACATCGGTTCGGTGAAGAGCTTCATCGACACGCTGAACTACATTTCGAGCCATGTGTTGAGCAACGGCGGCGGAGGTCACGTTCTCTATCCGACGCAGCCGCCACCGGGCGACCCGATGCACGGTTTGACCTCGTATCAGATTGCGCTGCAACATCTTCAGCAGGTTGGAGAAAGCTGCCAGAGCGGAGGATCGTGGGATGCCGCCCCTTTTCCCGTTAAGCAACCGAAGACGGGGCAGTGGTCTGTTGATCCACCTCCGCGACCTGTTCCACTCGCTGATGGTTGGTATTCGTTAGAAGTTGCTCGCGCACCGCAGTTCACATGCCAGGGCAACTTCAGTGGATCGATCAAGCAGATCGCTCGCACCTCGGTGTCGCTGTCGGGCCAAGGACTGATTACTAGCGATGACAAAGCTCGCAACATCGTCGCGTACATCAACAACGGTGCGTTCAGTAATCAGGACACAAGCCAATTCGGTTATCTTTACAGCGGCTTGTCGGCGTGGACTTACTCGACAAACCCCTACTTCGTTTTCTACAGCGGCGAGGGAACTTACGATGCCGCGATCAATGACGGCCTGCAGGCCATCGACTACCAGTTCTCCGCCAATCAAGCGACAGAAGCTGGAGAGGGAACCTTCGCGTCCCTGGCCTACCAACTTTATTCTGTCGCTGCAAGACTCACATCTTCTGGAGAGCTAGACGCATCTGATTGGGACAGTTCTCTCGACGGCCTGCACGCGATCGACTCGCCCTTACTTGGCGATGCACAAACAAGCGTTGGCACACTCGCGTTCCTTCTCCTGCAGATCTATCAGAAAACCGTTTCGCTCAGCGGATCTGGAGTTCTGTCGGCCACTAGTTCACCTCTGATCAACGAAGTTCAGTCCGGCGTTGGTGCTCTCGCTGCTGTGCTGTCTCAGATCTACAACAGTGTGGTGTCGCTTTCTGGCTTGGGTGTTCTCGGGGCAACCGGCGCACCGCTGCTGCAAGACTCTCAATCAAGCACTGGCACAGTGGCTTTCGTTGTTTCACAGCTTTTCAGCAGGGCAACCAGTTTCGCCGGATCTGGTTTGTTCTCGGCTTCCACTTCACCCATCGTCGCGGTGGCCGGTTCAGCATCCGGCTCTGGTGCTCTGTCGGCATTTGCAAGTGCGGCGCAGTTCCCCTATGTCTTGCCGCTTATGTTGGGTTCTGGAATATCTTCGTACTCTTCTCTGTCCGGCTCTGGCCTGCTTTCGGCCTTCGCTGTTCCTAGTGCTGCTGTGGCAGGGGCGGCATCCGGTTCTGGTTCCCTGTCGGCTTTGGTCACACCAATCGTGAATGATGCCCAGTCCGGCATCGGAACGATCTCGATTGCCCTGTCTCAGATCTACAGCAATGCAATGTCACTCTCCGGCTCGGGATCCTTGAGTTCGATCAATGTGCCTCTGCTGCAGGGCATCCAAACTGGTGTTGGCGCACTGACAGCATCGCTGTCTCAGATCTACAGCAGTGCAGTTGCTTTCGCTGGTTCCGGCTTGCTTTCGGTTTCTACTGTTCCCAGCATGGCTGTGGCCGGGGCAGTATCTGGCTCTGGTGCTCTGTCGGCAACGGCGAAACAAGCAGTGCAGTACAAGGGTTCGAACGGTGCGTTCGGAACGTCAGTCACCATCCCCTCGCACAATGTCGGTGACATCATCGTCATCTTTGCGGTTGGCGTGAGCACACCGACAGTTCCATCCGCTGCAGGGACAGTGCCGACATGGTCAGTAATTCAATCGAACAGCTATCAGAAGCTGTATTACGCAGTGGCGACGGCGACGAACCACACCAGCGGGACATGGACGAATGCTGGCGAGATGATCGTTGCCGTGCTCTCGGGTCAGGGCGCATCACCGATTGGCGGAAGCGCAGCGACACAGCCGACTGCACAGGCTGCGTCATGCACGGCACCAGCGATCACCATGTCTGACACATCGGGAGCTTCGCAGGTTCTCCACTTCATGGACATCTATGTAGTGGCAGGCGCGGCACCATCTTTCAACGCAGCACCTGCCGGTTACACGGCAAGGGTATCTGCCATCAGCGTTGCAAACTGGGGATACCGGCTTCTCACAAAAGACCTGACAACATCGGACGGTGCAGTGGCAAACACGCTCACCGCGTCGAACGGGTATCCCGGCGCGGTTTCGGTTGAGATCAAACGATAAGCATGCACAACACAATTTCACTAGGAGATCACTGTGGCGTTGAAAACTAACTTTGCAGCAGGCGACACGCTAAACGCATCGGACGTGAACGCCACCAACACCGATGTCAACTCATCCGTAAAATACGGCGGCACAACAACTCTCACAACCACAACCACACTGGCATCCGGCGCAAACACAACCTACGTCTACCTCATCAACACAACGTCAACCATCACCTTGCCCACAGCAGTAAGCAACACCTCGTCCTACTTGCTGAAGAACATTCTTGCCAGCAACTCGGTGACGATCGCGACTACGTCATCTCAAACTGTTGATGGCGCAACTTTGACGATCCCTGCCGGTGGATCAGTGTTCCTCGCGAGCGATGGTGCTAACTGGAGAGCGGCGTACAACGATACGAAGCTGAACGGCAAGACGCTGACAGACCCAGCCATCGCATGGAGCAACGGAAGCATTGCTTCCCTGAGTGACGGCAACGGCGGATCTCTCAACCTTGGAAACGGAACCAACAACTCGCCCTACATCGACTTCAACTCAGGCCCATCCCTGATTGATTACGATGGCCGAATTGTGGTGTCAGGCGGCACAAGTGGCGTGATTGGCAGAGGAACGATGGACTTTCGTTCCGGCACAGCGCATTTCATCGATGGATCCGGCAACACAACGGTGTACATCAATCAGTACAGTGCCCTGGACGTGTACGGAGTCGGAAACAATCACGCCGGTTCCTTTCACTGCTACGACAGTGCAAATGGATCGTTTGCCAGTTGGCATCATCGTGTTAACTCAACCGGCGGAGTGATCGGCTTCTACTACGGATCAAGCAACCTCTACGTCGGCCAGGTCTACACCAACGGAAGCACAGTCACATACCAAAGCGCATCTGACTACCGACTCAAGGAAAACGTTGCAGACATCTCGGGCGGACTACAAGACGTGTGCGCCCTCCGGCCCGTAACCTTTAACTGGAAGAGGGCGGCACGAGATCCCGATGCTGGCTTCATCGCCCACGAGATCGAAGATGTGCTACCACATGTGGTTATGGGGCAAAAGGATGCCGTCGATACCAACGGCAATGTTGTTCCTCAGACAGTGGACTACTCGCGAGTTGTCCCTTACCTCACCGCTGCCATTAAAGATCTCAAAGCTGAACTTGACGCGGCAAAGGAGCGCATCGCCGCACTAGAAGCAAAAGCTGCGTGAAACCCGTTGACAGGCAAACTAACTGGCAATATCAACAACATCTACCAAGGCTTCTCAAGCCAAGCCAACGGAACCGGCACGCTCTACGCAAACACCGTACTTCAATACAACAGAACAGCAGCACTGACCGGAACTGGAACAGTGGCAGGCTCGACGGTGATGCAAAGGCTTGCCAGTCCATCGATGAGCGGCCAAGGTACAGCGGCTGGCATTAACGCGTTCTCTTCCTACTCAGCAGCATCGGCGGACAACGGACAGGGAACGCTCGGGGCAACAACGCTCATGCGCTACAACTCCAACGGTTATCTTTCCAACAACGGAACATTAACTGCTGCAGCAGGTTTCCCTTATGTCGCGCCAAGCGGATCAAGCAGCACGTCATCGGGAACGTTATACATTCCGTGGTGGTGTAACTACATCGACTTGATCTTCCTTGGCGGCGGAGGTGGTGGGCAGTTCGGCGGTGCTGGTTGCAACAACGGCGGCGGCGGAGGTCCAGGGGGATGGGCCGCACGCACACTCCAACGCGGAGTTCACATTTCGTGGACAACCACTGCTCTTGGGTTCGTTGTCGGCGGAGGTGGAGCCGGTGGTGTAAGCGGTGGCGCAGCGGCTACGGGCGGAGGATCCACCTACATCGGCGGCATAATGAGTGCCAGTGGTGGCGGCGCAGCCGCTTATCAAGGATCGTCGCAAACCGGCGGTAACCCTGGAACCTATTACTACAACGGGCGTTCTTTTGCCGGGGCTGGCTATGCGGGGCACGGCGGAGGTTCGAACTGTGGCGGCGCGGCTGGCACAAGTGCTGGCGGCTTCGGCGGTTTCGGCGGCGGCGGCGGCGACGGTGTCGTACTTGGCTTCGGCGGGTCCGGCGGCAGCGGTGCCGGTGGTATCGCTTGGTTCGTCTTCTATCAGTAAACACAACAACGAAAGGGATTGCCGCACATGGCGATTGCTGTCACTACCACTAAAAACACGATGGCGACGTATTACGGTACGCTCGGCACTTACATCGGTCTTGCGACTGGTAACCCCGGCTCGACTGCCACGCCGTCGAACGAGGTGACCGGCGGTTCACCGGCTTACGCTCGCGTGGCGACGACGTGGGGTTCGGCTTCGGGTGGTGCGATCACCGGCACTGCCGTCACGATCAACACACCGGCAGCGACGATCACCTACATCATTCTTGCTTCCGCTGCGACTACCGGCGCGGCGAACATGATCGATAACGCATCGATTACTAGCGTTGTGATGTCGGGTCAGGGCCAGATCGTGGTCACGCCGACGTACACGCAAACCTAAAGCAACGCAGCATCTTTCATCGAGCATCGTTCCATCGTGGAACGTTGCTGCCCACCACTGTGAAGGAGTTGCCGTGAGCGGCGGCGAGATCGTTTTGTCGGCTGAAGTGTGGCCTGTTTATGTCGGGTTCTCGTCTGGGGATCCCGGCCCAGGTCCGCAAGCCGTGTGTGAGCCTGTTTTCTCTCTCGACTATGAACGCGGCCAGATTGATTGGCTTGTGGAGGGTTCGGAAGTTGTTGGCAGGGCAGTGGTTTGGGTTCCCGGCGGCGTGACGTTTACGCACATGATTTATCTGCATGGACCCGGCTCTCTGCCGATGATGACTGGGCAGCGACAACTGCCTCATCCAATACAACTAACCGACAAGGGATGCATCGACATCTACCCGATTCGATACGGAGACTGGAAATGAAGAAGCTCACTGTTATCTACAACGATATGACCCTGTTTGACGACGACATCGATGAGTTCGTTTGGCAGGAAACCAATTCCGGTGTTACCGCTCAGGGCAAGATCAAGAAAGCGTCGGCATCGTCCGGTGGTTTCTTTAACGCTCTTGCGTCTGCCCGTAAGCAGCAGACAGAGCAGACCGTCAAGGGCTTTGTCGAGTCCGGTTCCTAACCGTGAAGGCTTTCGCTTCAACGGTTTTCATCATTTTGGTTGCATGGGGTTTTCTGTGCGCCGAGTTCTACGCATTGAGGTGAGTGTGTGAGCGATGCGTGTTGGGTTGTCGCGTCTGTTGCTGCCGCGTTGTTTATGACGACGAGCTATTTCGCGGCGATCACAAGTGAGTACAGGTTTAGGTTCGGTCTTCTGTGTACGCAGATGGCTGATCTGGTAAGGGAAACAAGAAAGTTAAAGGGGATCATTTTGTCGGACCAAGAACATTTGAACGCTGATGTGGCGCAGGCTCTTTCGGACCTGAGCACCATCAAGGAGCGGCTCCTGCAGTCGCCCTCGGGAGTGAGCCTTGATTTCAGTGGCCTCGACAACCTTGTTCAGCAGTTGGATGCTGCTGCGAAGGTTCCGGCTCCTGCTGTCGATCCCGCTGCTCCTGCTGCGCCTGTGACTGAGCCTTCGGCTCCTGCGCCGGTTGATCCGGCTGTCATCCCCGCTGTGGTGAATCCTGTTCCGCAGCAGGTCGATCCGACCGTGCCGGTTGACGGGACGACGGGAGCCTAGATTGATACCTCGCCAGAATGTGGAACTGGCGAAGTCGATCTTCCAGGCTAGGCTCGGGCAGCAGTACGTCTACGGCGGTGCATGGACTGACACGCTCTCTGATGGCACTGACTGCTCGGGTCTAGTCGGATCGATCCTTGAGGCACTCACCAAAGGTGATGGCATGTCTTGGGGTCATCCAGTTTCCACTGAATCATGGAATCCAATTGCCGGTCCAGGCACTGTCGGCCCTTACGGGACCGTGAATGTCGCTGGGCCGCAGGATGTTCCGTCTGACGCTGTCGCGATAGTTTCGATCCATCACGGCGGCGGAGGTCCATACAGTCACACAAACATCGAGGTTGATGGTGTGCTGATGGAGGACAACGGTGACTGCGGTGTTTGCACTCGCGGGTCCGGCGCGGTTGAGCCGACTAACTCCTACTGGAATCAGTGGTGGTATCTGCCGGGTCCGATCGGGAGCGATGTTCGCGGTATCGACTATGCCGGTGGCCGCATCAACGGTGCCGACATCATCAACGCCGGGTACAAGTTCGTGTGCCGCTATCTGTCCGATGGTGGTGCGAGCTTGCCGGGTAAGTTGTTGTTGCCGGACGAGGCAGCGCAGTTGAATGCTGCTGGTGTGGCGATCGTGTCGAACTGGGAGACAACTGCCGATCGCATGCTCGGTGGGTTCGTGGCCGGTGTCGAGGATGCGAAAAGTGCTGACGCTCAGCATCGTTCGTGTAACGGTCCTGCTGATAGGCCGATCTACTTCAGTGCTGATTGGGATGCGACTCCTGAGCAGCAGGCGCAGATCGATGACTATCTTCGCGGTGTCGCTTCTGTTCTCGGTCCCGATCGTGTCGGCATCTATGGCGGCTACTGGCCGGTGTCGAGAGCACTGAGTAATCAGACAGCGCGATGGGCATGGCAGACAGAAGCGTGGTCCGGCAGCAATGTTGATCCTCGCATCAACATTTTCCAGCACGCCGGGTTCGTCACTGTCGGTGGCGTGCAATGCGATGAAAACGATTCGTACACAAGTGATTACGGTCAGTGGGGAGTCGGTGCTGCGCCAGCCGCCGCGCTTGCCCCGGTGGCCGAGGAAGGCAATCAAGACGAGATGAGTGCAGAGGACAGCAGACTCCTTGCCGAGGTGCATGGGGCACTGTTCAACAAGATCAGTTCGGAGTCACCTTTCCGGCACATCGGTGAAAGTGCTGTTCTGGAGCAGCACGAGTTGCCGATCCACGATGACGGGTTCGCTCACGCGCAGTATGTGGAGTGGGCTGCCAGCCGTGGCGACGAGGCCGCGTACACGCTGTTGAAAGAGATCGCGGCTGCTGATCCGAAGCAGAGTCCCGACAGGGCTGCCGACATCAAGTTGGCTCAGGCCGTCCTCG